CGACACTCTTACCTACATGGGTGCAACCATTGTCAAGACCAATCACCTTCTACAGCAAACTGTAGAGTTGGGCGGTACTGATTATACCGTTGCTGCTGCCTCAACTGCTGGTCAGATTGACACCGAACTAGACAACATTATTGTTGCTCCCGGTGGTGGTACCGTGTTTACTCAGAGTGACCTAGAAGCAGATAAGATCGTTGATCTTGGTGATACCAAGTACAACTTTGACTGGCTTCGTTTCTCAACTGCTGGTACTCTTTCTGGTGGTGTTGGTTTTAGTGCCATGTTCCCAGTCAAGGCTCTTATCTGGCAGCGAGATGCAGTTGCATCCCTCAGCCTACAGGGCATGAAGGTTGACACTATCCGCGACGTTCGTCGCAATACTCAGTTCACCGTTGCATCTGTGATGCGTGGTGGTGGCGTTCTACGACCAGAGCTTTGTGCTGCTGTTTGTGGTTCTGCTATCGTCTGATAGACAATTAAATAACAACTAAATATCTGGGAACCTAGGGGAGAAATCCCCTAGGTTTCTTTTTTCTCGTTTTATAAGGAGGTATTATGGATAATCCATTTAAAAAGAAATCACAAGGACTAGGAGACACAGTAGAAAAGGTTGCTTATATTGCTACCCTTGGTGGTCTTGTTGCTCCAAAGAAAAAGGATTGTAGATGCAGCGAACGCAAGGAAGCACTAAACAAGAAGGTATCTTACACAAAAAAGGAAAAGTAAATGGGAACATTCTCCAGATTGGATGCAGTCAACCACATGTTGCTCATGTCGGGTGAACACATTGTCAACCATCTGGAAGACGATTCCGGTGTTGATACAAGTGTTGCAGAGCATATCCTAGATGAGACAATCACCTCCTATGTCATGAGGGGTCTTGTCAATAATTCTTATTATAAAAAATACCAACCCAACTCTCAAGGGTATGTTTATCTTCCTTCGGATACGCTTCATGCAGAACTGTGTGAGCCTATTTGGAGTAAAGACAGAGATCAATATGTCCTCGCTTCCTATAAGGGAAGCCCACCTTATTTATTCAATGTAACAGATCATACTGCTGATTGGACAGACAAGGGAGGTAGTGATGGTATATTGATCATGTTGATTACAGATCTTGAGTGGTCTGATATTGAGACTCCTATGCAACGTGGTATCATGTCTTCGGCTGCTAGGGATTATCAAATGATTACCCAAGGCGATCACAATGTAGACAAGTATCTTGCTCAAAGAGAAGTAACTTATATGTCCAAAGGTAGAGCATCGGACATCACCAATAAGAAACGAAGTTTCCTTGGTCAAGATCCCGGTACATTCCTTGCATCGACAAGAGACTATTCCTTCAGAGATCCTAGGAGGAGATACAGATAATGCCAACAACAAGAGTACCTATTCAATCACTAAATGGTGGTGTCTCCAGAAGAGAGTCATCCAAAAGACTACCACAAGAAGTGGAGAATGCAGACAACGTACTCTTGACTGTTGAAAGATCAGCCGAAAAGAGACCACCTCTTACGCACATCAAGACAAGTATGGAAGGTGATTACCTAAACGTACCCAACATTGTGGCTGGTGGTGGCTTCAATCCAGATCATTTATATTTCCATTTCATTGATGTTGATGGTCTTAATAGATTTTGTATTGTCATCAACCGGGCACAAACACAGACAAACCTAATGGTTCGTGTGTTCAGAATAGAGCCTACGGAATGGATTGAAGAAGAGTTTGATAAAAATAGTTTTGATAGAGGCATGAAGGAATATCTTATGCATTACAACCTATCAACAGACTCTTCTCTTCCCATTGATGACATCATGGGTAGTGTTACCTATGGATCTGGTGCAATCTTTTGGAACAAACAAATGAGGCTTGGGTTTTTACCAGACAACTCAGACAAGGTTGTTCCTTCTTGTGACCTTGGCTCTCCTTGTGTAGATGGGTTTTATGAACCAGATCCATCATACATTCATTCTGGTGACAAGATCCATTATAAAACAGCAGATATGTTTTTTGTTGACTCAAGTGGAAATACTGCTAATGGTGGATCAGGACAAGTAAGACTGCCCGGAGCAAACGAAGAAGACAAGTCTGCTGTTCCCTACGAGCCATCAAAGGATAGTGATAATCTATATAATCAATGGATCAGTGTTGTTGCAGATCCTGCTAATGGTGGTGGTTATAAGAATGTCATTGATGATATCGAAACAAGAGTTAACTCTGTAAGCCTTGAGTCCTATGCAGTAGGACATAGTGTAGAAAACTTTTCTGAGGTTGCTATTCCACCCCCAGACGATGATGTTAATTCTCATTGTGGATGGAAAGCACAAGCAATGATGCAGCATTTGTATCATAGAAGCGAGAATGGCATTTCAGGATCTACAAATGATGCGGGTTATTTGACATCACCATTTAAAGACATTACTGGTAGCGATTCAATTTATAATTATGAAACCGCCAACACATACGGAAAGGGAGAGATTTGGTATGCCCGTGATCCATACTTCTCATTCCCATCTGGGTTTTACAGAACAGTAAGCAACTCCGAAAATGGTCAACCTTACTTTCAACCAGTAAGATCAGAGGATAAGAATTCTGTAATCGACCATAGAACTTTTCCTGTCATGATCCGAAAGGAATCTGATGGCAAGTGGCGTATCAGCTATTCTCCTTTGGTTCCAAAGACAAGTGGTACTGCTATTAACAACCCCGGTCCAGAAGCAATCAATAGCAATGAAACCATCAAGGCTATGGAGTTTTGGAAGGGTAGACTATGGATAGCCACAGATACAACCATCTTTGCTTCTAGAGTAAATGAGTTTTTTAATTTCTTTTTAAACGACTCATTGAACATAACCGACTCAGATCCAATTGACATATCGGTAAATACAGGCCAATTTAATAGAGTGCAAAGTCTAACATCGTTTCAAAACTTCTTATTCATCACAACAAGAAGTGGCAATCAGTTTGAGATCAGAGGATCATCAACCAATGCTGGCAATGTTTCACCCACGTCTATTGAATTGAGAAGCACGTCGTTCTACTCTACAGCATCCACAGCAAACCCAGTTAAAATGGGCACCAACATATACTTTTTTGATGAGGAGAAGTTGTTCTTGTACAGTGGGTCAGATGCATTTGGCAATGAGTATTCAACCGCCTATGAGTTAAGTACTCATTGTCGTGGATATCTACCTGTCAATTACCAAGAGGTAACAGCAGTTCCATCATACAACTCAATCATCATGGTTGATAAAGATAACAAGAATCATATGTATATCTATACCCAAAAGGTCAATGGTCAGCAACTTGTGCAAAATGCATTCTACCGATGGGTATTGGATGAAAACGATCAGATCATGGCAGTACAAGGATATGAGACAGGTTTCTATCTTGTTGTTAAGAGAACCAATGGTGTAACTCCAAGGCTTTATGCATACTATGGTACCTTTGAGCCTGTCACCCTTGCCACACCTTTGCTTGATAGGTTGATTAGAGTGGAGTCAAACAAGATTACATATGATGCGGACTCAAATATCACAACCATCAGGCTACCATACTTTGATCCTGCGGCTATTGAAGTTGTTTTGGACGATGGATGGTCAGAGAGCAGAAGATATACAAGACACATTGCAACAGGCGTTGTCTCACAGGAATATGATGGGCACTTTACCACTAACTTATTGGTGCCCGGAAACCTTGCTTCTGAGAGACAACCTAATGGATCATATCAGCCAAGGCGTGTGTGGGCAGGGCGACCGTATGAGATGAACATTCAACTATCACCTCTTCATGTGAGAGACGCAGAGAACATAGCAAGACCCGGAGTCTTGAATCTTAAGAGGATGACCACAAGACACCGAAACTCTGCTCAATATAATATTGAAATTGAAAGATACAATAGGGCAAGATCTTCAGTAAGGAGCGAGACGTTTACCTATAACGATACTACAGATCTTCTTGGAATGCTTCGGATTGAGAGGGAAGGAGAGTTGTTGTCAAAGATCCTAGGATATGCCGACTCAACCACCATCTACATCAAGAGTGATTTCCCAACACCTTGCAACATAACCTCGATAGAAGTGATTGGAAACTTCAGACCGGGCGACACTTCAATCCAGAAGTAAAGGAGAATCAACATGGCTGACTGGATTCGTTCACCGTCATATAGATGGTTTACAAATGCTCAATGGGTGCAATACGCCTTTGAGAAGACGGAGAATGAAAACGCTCAGTGGAATAGTTATTATGGATCCAATCCAAAGATTACTATTTCTCCCGGCCTTAATCCTGATAATCCTACACACCAACTTGCTGCATTAGGATCATCTATTTGTAATATTTGTGATTTATACAACAACTGCGGTAATACTCTTTGGTCGTTAATTTGTATAATGTCTAAATATGTAGGCCAAGAAAACTGCAATTGCGGTATATGTGAACAATGTGCAGACAATTTAGGGGGAGCATTTTGTGATGCACTTGGTGAATTTTGCGACAATGGATCAACAATTCCTTGTGGTGTTATTCCAGAAGATTGCAATTATGATCTAACTCTTTGTGGGGTTTTTCAATGTGATGCGCTGGATAACAATAAATGTATAAATGAATATGGTCAGTTTGTTGATTGCGACAGTGAAGATTCATTGTGCAATCCATGTAATGGTGGATGTGATGATTATGTTCCATGCCCGTGTGGTGAGGGCGGCGGATGTAAGTTAATCCCATCTACTGAAACATGTCCATCAACATGCTGTGTACCCGGAGAACCCGGCTGTGTTGAGTGTTGTTATCCGGGTTTTGAAAACTGTGGTATCTGGGCACCAGAAGATTTATGTTGTCCAACGTGTGGTGAAGGGTGTCAACCATATGGATACCCAATGCCTGAAAGTTTTTGCCAATCATGTGAGTACTGTAACATTGACCCAACTGCTGAACAATGCAGTGTAAATTGTTGTCAATGCCCAAACAGTTCTATATGGATTACTTGCGAAGAAGTCGAACAAGGGGCATGTGAACCACCACAATGTGCAGACTTTAGTGCCAATTGTTATGAGTGCGGAGGAAGTTACATTCCTATTTGGTTTGGTTGTTATGAAGATGATCCATGTCCAAACCCATACAATCCAGACTGTACAACAGGAGAAGAAACAGTGTGTTACGATTTTAATACAAATGATCCAATCTATTACAACCCATCCAACTTGGGTGCCTCGGTTATTATTGAATATGATAATCCTACTACTGGAACCCCCTATGGATACGGTAATGTAGCAACACTGTGTTCTGTACCTGACTCACTTCAATTATGTGTCTATCTTGTAGATGGAAGCGGAAACAAAACTCAACTAACTTATGAGACTGATTTCCAAATCAATGAGCAAGATGCAACAGTTACTTTACAACAATCGGTTACTGTTGCTGGGTTTGCAAAATTAAGATTTGAAAGATGTAGTGATGACAAGAGAATGTTCTTGACATTCAAGGATGGAGCCAAGTTAAGTGCTGAAGATCTTAATACATCTTTGCACCAGTTGCTCTTCTTAATTCAAGAAAAGGAATTTGCAAGTAACAACTATTATCAAGTTGCTAATGATGATGGGTCAGGTGGAGCATTGTTTACAGTAACACCATCAACCAGTTCTCCATTTAACTTTGACCTGTCAAGCGTAACTGCTAATGATGTATTGATTTGGGATGGTAATGGATCATTTGTGGGGGCACCACCCTCACAGATTGCTGGTAATATTACTTTAGATAATCTAAATAATGTAAGCATTACCAGTGTAACAAGTGGGGAGTTCCTTTCTTTCAACGGAACCAATTGGGTTAATGCATCCCTGCCAGCCGCTGCAACTTACTTTGAAACCTTTGAAACCTACAACACAACAGCCAATAATGATCTTGATGACTATTATGTTCTAGGGCAGTGTGATACTGATATAGATGCTGCATGGGGAGCATTGACTACAGGCTGCATGGCTGTACCCAAGGATCTAATACCCAATGCCATTACATCCTTTGGGTTGGGATACTACGCCGCACAGCAACAGATCTCAGATCAACTAGGAGATCCAACGGAACAACTACCAGTATATATTGCAAATCAAATCAGTACCAGCACGGCATCTGGCGGCATAATCCTAACATCATTTAGATGGGAAATTGGTAGAGGAGAGGGTAGAAATATTTCAAGTATATCAGACTATCCCCTTGCTTATTTTGATATCAACAAGTTTGATACCTTAGACCACCCCGGCACAGGGGGTACTCTAACAGGATCAGATCCAACACAATCAGATTTGGCATACTATAGGCCATGGCCTGCACTTACTTGCTCAGTATGCAAGAACAAGTTATATATGACCAATATTGAAAAGTTCTTATACAACCCAAGCAAGACCCATACCTTTGGATTAGAGTTTACAAGTGGGACACTTAACCCAACTACAGACAGATATCTTTCTAGAGTTCGCAGTGTCATTAATAAATCTGACTGGGGCACAGCACTTGGTTATACAGAAGAACATCCATTGACCGATTATCCAAATGCAAGTGTTCAATATACAGATCAAACAAACAGTATGATTACTGTCAATTATCAATTTACCGATGCATTGAATCTTAATAACTACTCCAATACAAAACATGTACCAAGTGTTGTTACATACTACCTATCGCATCTGTGGGATGGAACAGGAAGCCCACCTTCGTATATCGTATGGGATGGTAATATGGATACGCTTGGTAAAGTTGATGAGTCGGGGATTCCCACTGATGTTTCAACATATCTTGGAGCAGGGACTGGGAGCAACTGGTTCTATTGGCGATGGTGGATAACAGGTTATGATAGTGGGAATGACTCAAGCGATCCAGCCAATATAGACAGTACCAGTTATTATAATCCATTTGATCCTGCTAAAGTATCTCTTGAAAATGACAATAGTTATACTATTCTACCAGCATCTACAAACTGGTATACAGATTATTTAGCAGATCCTACTGATTTAACCATGGCTAAGGGCGGTAGTTATTCAATCAAAGTTGACGCAAATAAAGTATTCACAAACCTTGAAAGAGTTCTTCCTGACATGTATGATGAGTATGTGTTTGAAGTTCAATTCTCTACGGCTGGGTCTGTAACAACTACAAACTGCCCTGATGCAAATTGTTATGAGATTGTAGCAAAGGTAGAGAAGTACATTGATGGTTGTGATGACGGGGGCACCGGATGCACTCAAATTGGATCTGGCGGAACCAACTCAGATGGTTATCATATTTACCCAGATGACTTTGATGCCAATGTAGTAAGAGCATGGGATACTTATCCTTATGAAAAACTTGGTATTGACATTAGGAACAAGACAGGTAATGGATTTGATCTTGTTCTTAAGGTACCAAGACTTAAACGAATTGGTTTAATTGATGTATATGCTGATAGTGATGGTAACTTTAGACAACTTGCATTGGATTGGCTGGCAGATTATCACGCTCATGATTGGGATAGTACTTCTGTTGCACAACCAGAAGCAAATAGCACATCAAATATAAATAATCATCCACCTTATTATGAAGATATGTATATCAATAAGCACAACAATAGCCCAACAGATGGTGGATCTGCCGCAGCATTTAGTCTTGAAACAGCAGTACAGTTTATCCGTCTTGGAATCCCTGCAAATATTAGGGTGAGTTTCTACACGGTGACAACTCCACAAACCAATTTGTTTGAGGGATAACAATGGCTACAGTAGAAGTAATCAAATCAGCAGGAAGTGGTTATGATATTGAATTTATATCATGGTCTCCTATACAACTCATTCAAGAACTTGGGGTTGCTCAATTAAAGATTTACTTTGCGGTTGACAACAACACCAACCCATGGACTGAACTATATAGACCATCATGGATCCATACTTTAAGCAACGCATCAACGGTCAGTTTAAAAAATGCTACCTATACAGGACAAAGCAATGAGCAGATTCCAGCATATCTAGATCCTGCAATACACAAACTTAAGTTAGTTAGGGTTACTTCCACTAGCCTATATACTACTTTTGTTGATGGTGCAAAGTTAAGTGGCAGAGATTTGAATGTTGTAAATACTCAGGCACTTCACTTGTTGGAAGAAGAGGCAGCACGATTGGATGGAGAGGATGCAGACATCTATTCATTTATCAGTGCTTCTCTTGCCAACTACTATAACAAAACAGAAATTGATGCAGTCCTTAATAATTTAGGATTGGTTGAGTCTTGGCAAGAGGGTACTAGTTATATCCAAGGTGATGTTGTTAAACATGACGATCCTAATACAGAAGCAACTAATGATACTGTTTGGTATTGTACAACTAGCCACACAGGAACGCTACAAAACCAACCATCGGAAAGCGGAGGTGGTGTAGCATATTGGTCATCGCAAAAATCAACAGTATTGAATAGTCTAGGATACATTAGAAAACTTCCGGGTGTAACTGGAGAAGAACTTGAGTGGAACACTATAAAAGTTTCAAATGCAAATGCCTCAGCATTAAAAATCATAACACATGCAAGTCAATCTACAGATGTATTATCAGTAAACAATTCTAGTAACGATATCATATTCAACCTTACTTCCAGTAATTCCCTTATACTCAACAACAACATGTCTATCTGGGCTAAAGGAAGTGTGTACTCTTCTGGAAACAATTGGTTTAATTATACTCCAACCGACACAGTAGTAAATACTCCAGTGGTATCTGTTAAAGGTAGAGGAAATCACAATGCATTTGAGGTTGTCAAATCAACAGCCTCAACTAATACATCATCTGGAGATGTATTGTTTACAATAAACGATGACAGTTTGTTTGCTGGTGCCACAAGCCATTATATTGATGGTGGAACAGTAGAGTTTATAAACAAACTAATATGGTTTTCTAATGGAGAAACACAGGATTGCTATGGTAATGATACTCTCGATGTTAACAACGAGCCACCGTTTACAGGAGTTAGGTTTGGTAGAGACGCCCAGTTTGGTACTTTAGCCTCATGCTCATCGCCATTTGTTCCAACCCTTAGTCTTTCTGCAACAACAGGAAATATTGGTACAATAGGAACCATAACAACATCAAATACAATAACTGGTTGGGATGTGGTAGTTGACAATGTTCAAAGTGCGGATTATCTTAAAACAGATGCAACTGGTAAGATTATTGCTGGCATTGGCTCACCAGTAACAAACCATGTTGCTTGGCAAGTAGCAGGATCAAACACTTCATTAGCAAATAGGGATGTTGTTTATTTAGACAATGGAACAGGTCTGTGGACAAAATCACAAGCAAACAATCCAGCAACACTTGGAATAGGAATGATTGATGGACTGTCTGGTTCATCAGACAACCAAAGTTTTTCTGTTGTATTTATTGGAGCCGTGTCTGGATTTACCAATTTGGAAATTGGAAACTGGTATTGGCTATCTGCTACAGTTGCAGGAGGAATTACATCTACATCCCCATCAGGTTCTGGTGCATTGGTAGATCCAATTGGTGTTGCTGTAAGTGCAACAACACTATTTGTAACCCCAGCCAGAGCAAGTAAACTACCAATAGTATAAGGAGATACCATGCCACAGAATTATGATATTATTGAGATTATCTCCAGCGATCAAACTGGTGGATGTAACTGTACCTCGTCTGATTTTTCAAATGATTTTATTGCCAAAACAAATGGCACCTATACAACAAGCCTAAGATCAAGTGATAACAATTCAATATGGACACCATCTAGTTTAACAATTGGAAGTGCTAATGCATCAAGCCTCCAATCAATTGTAATTTCTAGTAACTCAAATACAAACTCAAAGATAACAATTCAGTCAACATCTGATAATACAGAAATATACCCAGACAAGATATTGAGTGATAGGTTTCAAGCAGGATCAACAGATATCAAAGAGACTGGATCCATTATCAATGACTTAACCTTCAATGGTGATATACTACCCGGAACAAATAATCTATATGACATTGGATCTACTTCAAATAGAGTAAAGAAAATTTGGTCCATTGATGCAGATTTATCAGGCACATTGTCAATAGCAAACCTAAGCCCAACTACTTTAGCTGTAGGATCCACATCAGTTTTTACTGGTCTCGCTACCTTTAATGGGAATATTGAAGTACCGGGGATATCCACACTTGGGACCATACTTTCAACCACTATAGTGGCACAAACTGGAAGTTTTACATCATCAATTTCATCTGCTTTAGGTTCATTTACTACTGCAACTGTTAGTAACCCACCAACTATATCTACAAGTGTTGTTCGTAAATCAGATGTTGAGCTAACTCCAAATCAATCACTGAATATTTACAAACTCTCAACAAATGCTGATGGGTTTATTGACAGCATCACAGCAGCCACTGCTGATGATTTACCAACCCATGTTACAAGACATCACACAACAACAAGACAGACTGCTGCACCGGGCAGTGGTTTAGGTGGAGACGGATTAAACTCTTATGAGATTGGGGCAGTAGAAAGAGCCAACCCAGTAGTGAGTAAGCCGTTAAGAATGACAACATCACCCAATCACACCTATGGAACAGCCGTTCCTTACTTTGTAGTAATCGAGACAGGAGATCAACCAGAAACCTCTGGACCAGAAGGCCAGATCATATTTAGGAAAGCCCAACAATGAGTAATCATATTGGAGGACCGAGCCAACCCGGAGGACCACCAGAAGAGAATGGAAAACTGTGGATTAGAGACAACACAGGAACAGCCTTAGAAATAAGTGATGTATGGATTAGAGAAGAAGGACAACTGAAAAAAATTGATAAGGTTTGGATTAGAGATAACTCATATGCATATTCATCTGCTGTCCATTATGATAACTTACCAGAGCCTTTGATAGCACCACCAACACCAACATACAATGAACAGGCACTTGCTAAAGGACACAAAAGAGAACTATATGTTCCTCAAGCAGCAGGCGATTCAAATAGTACTGGTACTATAAATGATTCAGCAGTTCTTAATTACATTGCAGGACGACCTTGGTTAAACGACGCAGAATATGGGATTCTTGATTTTGAAACCCCATACATGAGTTGGTTGGCTCAAGGCGTAAGCAATCCACCAAATGATAATTATTTCCATGCATTGAATGAAATGATTGATCTTATCCAAAAAGTTAAAAATTCATTTCCACAAATTAAATGGGCTTTTTATGGTGAACCAAATGTTAGATTCTTTATCTTTAGCAATACTTGGTTAGGATTAGAGCAAAGTAATCAGTATGATTTAATAAACGAAAGATTAAATCAATATGTAACAGCATATGGTCCACTTCTTGATGAGCAGGATTACATATCACCTTCATTTTTTGATAAATATGTAGCCCCAGAAAGATCTGAACAAACTAAAAGATGGGTGCATTATAATATAGAAGCAAGTAAAAGACACAATGAAGACAGAAACCAAGACAAACTAATAATTCCAATGCTATGTCCAATGTATCAATATATAAATATTGGTGATAATTATTTGCCAATATTTGTAGGTAGTGAAGAAGTAAGAGATGAAATGATTTATCCAGCATTGGAAAATGGGTCGTATAATAACTTTACTTTATGGTCTGGTCAAACTTTTTGGGTACCGAGTGCGTTTGATCTATCGACATATCCTCTAGATTGGACAGATCTTCCAGAAGACGAACAAGCCATGGGTCAACGAATAAGCAGATATAGAGCAGCATATACTGAAGAATTTTTTAATGGTGTTGCCCCAGATTGGAACAGTCCAACAGACGAAGAAACACTAAGACACGCTGTGTGCCAAAGAATGATTCAATACATGGATGACATGAAAGCAGATGCTATTGAAAAATTACAAACCAATCCAATAACACAACTTGTATACGAAATCTAAAGGAGAGATACAATGGAAGGAAAGCACCCAGACTTATCAACTGTTTTACAATTGCTTCAGATAGTAATTATTGCTATAGGTTTGGCTGGAGTATTTGTAAGAGTAGGTGAATATCAGGCAAATCAAGTCTACAACACAGGTCAACTAGAAGATTTAAAAGAAATTGTAGAAGAGTTGACCAAATCGCAGATTGAATTTGTTGCAACAGATGCTGCTTTAAAGGAGAGAATAGATGCGCTTAGAGTACGCATGGATCGTCTTGATCGTTCTAATTAATGGGTGTTCCCCTTCCAAACAAATAGGAAAGAATGTTGTAGAGGTTTCTAGAGTAGCACAGTCAAGCAAAGAGCGATTCCAAACTATTGAGGAAGAGGTCCGTAAAACCGAGCATATGGATGTTCTGCTCATCAGTGATGAAGCAAAACATGGAGCAAGAGAGCAACAAGATATTATTGATATTATGTACAATACCGTGGAACTGTTACCAGAGATTGATGACACAGTTCCATGGTGGGCACCAATACTGGAATACGGATTGTTGTCACTAGGAATCATAGGAGCCTTCGTCATCCTATGGTACCTTGGATTGGGAAAACCAATTAGAGCGTTTATGAGATTGTTTGCCTCAATGATTCCCAAAGGGAAGAAAGAAACCGCAAAGTTGATGATTGAGGCAGAAGACGATACTTCCAAAACAAGCATCAGAGAAGCCGTGGCTGTTCTCAGAGCAACAGACAAGGACTTTGATGCTGCATACAAAAAGGAGAAAAAACAATGGAAGCATTCCTAGGAAGTTTGTGGTTTGCTGGGCTGATGTGCCTAGCCGGATACATCGCAGGATGTATATTTCCCATCTCTAAGATTAGAAGCCTTATTCGATGAAGAGTAAAGTACAGATCTTAAATGAGATGCTACTGGATTCACTTGTTCGGGATCTCAAGGATCCTGACAAGTGTACTCCGGGGCTATATACCGTCATCCGTGGCATCATCAATGACAATAGAGAAGCAGCAGATGGCATCCCAAGTCAAGCACTTGAAGAAGTAACCAAGGCAATGTCCGAGGCTGCACCCTTCAAGATCAAGGAATCAACATATTGATTAAACCTACTGAAGAAGTCGTTAATGATTTCAGGAACCATGTGTTCTTTTGCATGAAGCACCTAGGACTTGGAGAGCCTACCCCCATGCAATATGAAATCTCAAGACAACTTCAGTATGGACCAAACGATTTCATTCTGGCGGCTGGGCGTGGAACAGGGAAGTCCACGCTCACCGCCATGTTTGCCTCATGGTTCATGATGGCAAATCCAAACAAGACTGTATTGGTGTTGTCTGCCACCCAACAGAAAGCCATTGAGTTTGTATCTCAAACAAGAAAGATCCTGAACATGGTGCCATACTGCAATCACATGATTCCAGATGAGCATACCAAAGACTCGGCACTTGGCTTCAATCACAATATCAGAACATCATTCACACAGGATCTATCCTGCACTGCCAGAGGATCAACCTCTCAGATTACAGGACTCCACGCAGATCTCATCATCTGTGATGACGTAGAGATCTCAACCAATACCCAAACTGTAGAAGCAAGAGAGCGTCTTCTTCACAAACTAACCGAACTAGAGTCCGTCAGGAACAAGGGATCAAGAGTCTTGTTCCTAGGGACACCGCACTCTGCGGAATCAATATATACAGTACTCAAGCAATCATATCCATTGGTCAAGTATCCTGCTCTCATGCCTGACCAAAGCCTCCCCGGTGAATCCGAGGATATTGCTGATTGGATATGGGATCTTAATCTTGCTGCTGGCGAGTCCACCCAGCCTGAGCGTTTTGACACGGAAATGCTCATGGAACGCAAGGCTAAGATTGGACCCAAGGCTTTTGCCTTGCAATACATGCTTGATACTACCCTGTCAGATATAGACAAGTATCCGTTGAAGCTGTCCGATCTCATCGTATTCGATGTGCCGTTTGACAAGGCTCCAGAGAAAGTCATCTGGCAGGGTCAAAACGCCAATAAGAAGATGCCAAGTTGGGGACTGGGTGGGGATATGATCATGGAACCTATGCACATATCCTCAAACTATGTGGACTATCAACATAGACACATGGTCATAGATCCCTCTGGTCGTGGGGCAGATGAGACTGCTGTATGCATTGCCTCCACGGCTGGTGGGATGATCTACATCCACGAACTGATTGGATGGGAGGGGGGATACAACGATGCTGTCCTAAACAAAATTGCTAAATTATGTTTAGAATATGGGATCAAAATGGTACGGGTAGAGTCCAACTTTGGTGATGGTCTCTTTTCCAAAGTCATTACCCCATTCCTCATTGAGAACTGTGGGCGTATAGGCATCGAGGAGTTCCGTGTATCGGGACGGAAGGAAGCAAGGATGCTGGATACCCTAGAGCCTGTGATAGCCCAGCATCGCCTTGTATGGGATCGTAGGGTAGCCAAGGATGAGAAGAACCAGATCCAACTCACAAGGCTCACAGACGAGCGTGGATGCCTCAAACATGATGACCGCATTGATGCCCTTGCCAGTGCCGTGGACTTCTACAAGGACATGATGCAATACAATACAGATAGACTTATTCAAGATAATAAACAAAAAGAATGGGAAAACATGGTTGCTAGTTGGGCTAGCGATTTCAGGGCTTCTGACTGGATTCCCCACAGTGGGGCTATTCGCGAACTGACAGCCAAGAAGCAACAAAAGAAAAGTAACCAATGGGGATGGAGGTAACATATGGATTTAGGAGCAATTGCACTAGGTGCTGGCATAGTAAGCGGTATTTTTCAAGGTATTACAGGCAATTCTGCTGCTAGAAGAAGAGAGCAACAAGCACGACAGGCTTGGATTCAGGGAGAAATGCAAAAGGCCATCAACAATGGTAAGCAATTATTCAATGCCTCTTATGCCCAGCAACAACAAATGGAACGAAATGCTGCCATTCAACGAGCAGCATATCTTTTTGAGAGCGATTCACTTAAAGCACTTAGCCTCCAAAAATCATTTGCAGATGGGGAGATGAGCAAAACCTACAGACAAATGAAAGGTGCATTAGGTAATCAACTAGCAGCATCCAAAATATCTGGAGGCACAGCCAAGGCATTGAGCCTAGCACAAAGTGCAAACTTCCTAAATCAAACAATGCAGTCAGATAGAAACTATAAACAAACAGAAAACAATATCAAGAGACAAATGGAGAATATGATGAATCAACAACGCTTTGATTTAATCATGCCCAACCTACAGTTATCCAGTCAAAAGCCAATAGGAGAATCCTATGGGGCAATGAATATTATTGCAGGAACAGCAGGTGGTCTTGCGTCAGGTCTAGGCGCGTATGCCTCTATTTCCGGCATGGGCACATCAGCACCACAAGTTGGTCAAACACCTGCACCATATTACCTAGCAAGACCTTAAGGAGACTTTAAATGATTGATCCAAGAATGATTCGACCAGAGGCAGTACCACCTAATACCGATATTGTCACACCGTCTCCACAATACTATGGACAGGGGCAGGTTGTTGGAGGGCAAATCCAACTTGGAGATGTCTATGGTCGTCTTCCCAGTCAATCACAAGAAGAATACATGTATGGTAATCTGGCTAATATTGCAAATGCTGCAATGGGACTGGCACAAATACCGGGTCAACTAGAGCAGGCACAAAGACAAAGAGACCAAAGACACGATCAAGATGCAATCAATGCATACCAAGTCGAGTTGAATAAAGTTGAGCAAGCCTCCCTCAATGGAGAATCACTTTACAACTACAACAACAATGAATATCCTATCAACAGACCAGAAGGAAAGTCTCAGTTGGAACTGGATATTCAAGAAAGAATGCTTGGTAATCTTATCACATCTGGTGGGAAAGCAGAAGCATCTAGATTGAAAACGTCAATCTTAGCACAAAGAAATCAAAATGTTGATGGCAGATTAAATGAACTTTTCCTTGAGTATCAAAAAGAAGTAGATAGATTTAATAGAGATAATCCTTTATTGAATCCTGCTGCAATGGATATAGCGTTTAGATCCGATCCAAAAATAAACGATTTGGTCACACAAATAAATTCATATCGTGACACAAAATCTACAGCAATGGAACAGATTCAACTAGGTATATTTAAAAACAACTCTTCTTACTCTAGGGGTGCTAATAGTTATCTATTAGAACAGGCTACCAAAGGATGGAAAGATTCAATGTCAACTGTGGTTGATGTTCTTCCTGAGTTTGTAGCCTTATCAACAAATGGAGACATAAACACAATCTTCCCAAGTTTTCAACAATTGGTTGGAGATATGCCAAATGCCGATCAGTTTTTTCAAGCAATTGGTTTTGCAGATGGAGATATTGTAAATGGCTCTATTATTGACAGCATAGTAGATAACCCTACGGCTAACAATTTGAACAGATTGGTGCAAGCCATAGCAGATCATTCATTACAATTTGTGCCAAACTTAACTCCTGAAGAAAGAGAAAGCCAAATTCGTGCCTTCGTAAGTTCAGTTGAAGGGCCTATTGTAAAAATTGCTAGTAAAGAGACAGAAAGAAGACTACAACAAGAAAGATATGCAACAGTATTGGGTAGAAGTATGGAATTAAATGAGTATGCTAGCAATCCAGAAGGAGCAAAATATATTCCACCAACGGAGTTGTATATAGGAACAACAGAAAAAGATGCTGTTGATGGAATGAGAGGTTTATTGACAAGACCACCAGAAAACGAATACAAACCTCTTCCTTTTGTAATATCCCTAACATCAGCATATTGGGATGACAATCTAGGATACAGAGGAATGCCTTTATCTTCCAGTCAAGTTAGAGTAGCAGAGTTGCACTTCCAGACAAGCAAAGAAAACTTGGTAGAGAGGGGATTATATACTGAAGAAAACGGAATATATTTCCTTACAGAAAAAGGCATGTCTTATCAGCAATCAAAGAAAAATGAGATGCTTTCTACAGTAGTCCAATCAAGAGAGTATCAAACCATTTATCAAAATACTTTGAGTAATCTAATTGGAGATACTCATATATTAGCCTCTGCTAATGTGGACCAAGCAGCAGATAGAATCAATGCATCGCTTATTAGAATAACAAGAGAATTATTCCCATTTGATCAGAGTGTATCCGATGCTGATATTGTTGATACACTTGGACTTGGTGATCAAATAAAACTGCCTTCTCAAAAAGTGTTGGGAATTATGGGAGATTCTTCTTCTACAATCCAAACCAAAGTCAGAGCAGTGCTTAGTGCGTTTGACAACAGGCAGGCAAATTCTGGAGCATCAAGAGATGTAATAAATAGATGGATAAACACAGAAGATCCGCTTAAAAACCCCATGATGAGATACGAAGCATTAGATTTTCTAAAAAGATATAAAGAAAATCCAGATAGCCTTGATGATTTTCTAGGGGACTTATTACGATCAGGTCACAATGAAGCATCAGCCACAAAACTATATCAAACAGCCTTAGACATTGAGTATAGAACACAAACAGGAAACATGTTTACAAAACAATTGGTTGGTTGGGGGCTTGTCAGTCCCAATATAACCATATCATCAGAAGAGTTATTTAATTTTGATAAATCATCTATTGCAGATGTGAGAAATTTGTGGGAAGATCCTAATTTATTCAATAAGGAAGCAGGACAACTAACTCAAAAGGGAGCCGTAGCATGGGCATACCTTAGCAATGATTTGATTTATGGTCCCACAGTAGATGAGAATAAAATTAATAGAATGGAAAGTTTCCTAATTTCTGTAGCAGATGCTGAAAGGAGTTTCGGAGACGAACCAGATATGATAGGTACTCCACTTACATTTCTAACTGCATTTATTGGAGTTGGAGAAATGGTTGCCAATGAGGGAATATCTCTAAGAGATAATGCAGCATTTCAACTCAATCTATCAGATACCATGATTGGTCGTCCTGCTTCATCTAATATTGTTGACCTAACATATGACCCATCTGTAAGATATCAAGATAGATTTACAAGGATATTCAATAACCCAAATGAAAAAACTGACAACATATCACTAGCATTTTCTTTGAATGTCGCTAAACAACTAAGAGCATTAAAAAATGTTTCTCCAGAGGATAAAAAAAGAATTCTTAGAGAAACATCGTTTGGTTTTACAACTCGCTTTGCTATAGCAGGCGATGATAAAGCAAGTCTAAATAACATAAGAAATTCAAATTTTACCAGTGCTATGCCTGAAATTAGGCCCAATGGAAATGATTTAAATGCAATGGAAGCAGCGAGATTATATAGGTCTTCGCTACAAGATCGTGATGACTTAAACATAGAAACACCACTAGGTCTTCTTGTTTCAATAACAAATACAAGGGCACCGCGATCTGAGCAAATAGTTATCAATGATGACAACAGAGGACAATTGTCTTTAGATACTACAATAGGAATGCTGAACTTACTTAAAAGAGCAAACCACAACATTACTATTCGAGTTCCAGAAGGAGTTGCTGATGCTTGGAATGCATCGTCTTTAAATGAATCAGATACAATTCTTCCGGGTACAGTAATACCATTATGGGCAAATGATCCAAATGTTATATCATTAAATAAAATATTGCAATCATATCGTAATCCAGAAAACCAAAGCAGACTTGCGGAATTCGGTAGTAATGGGTCTGATCAAGATCAACTAGAGATGATGAAAATTTTATTGGATAACTTTGATGCCTTTGCGTCAGAAACTACACCGGGACGTTCAGATAATTTTGCATTTACATTAGGGTTCTTAGCATATGCTAACGAACAAGGATATATACCCCCAGAACAAGGTCTATCTTATAGCGATAGATTTGAAAAAATTGCAGATGAATTCCTTTTGTCAAATGTCACAAGACCAGTGGGTCCATATTGGTCCTATCGCTCAACAAACATGAGAGGTGGATTCGATCAAACAAAATCTTTAAATGTGCCGCCGCCATATTTAAATAAAAATGGAAGACCATCATGGAACTTCCCCAATAATCTTTTACAAGACTCAAATGGAAAACATGTTTTTGCAAATGATAAACACCAAATAGCAGGATTGTTTTTCAACTCTAGACCAAAACTTTCCTTCAATCCTGAACAATATTCAAAAAATAGATTAGAGTTTATTAAAACTGGAATTCCCGGTTTTGGAGCAACATGGAATCAACTATCTGACAAAACCAAAGACACAATACAGACGCTTGCGTTTTCAGATATTACATTAATAGATTTCATGAGAGGAGCATCATACTTGGCAAACAAAGAAGTACCATCATTTGCCAATCCTAGATATCCAGATTTTACATACAATTCTGGCAACTTGGAAGATAATGATCTAAGAAGAGCATTTGATCAGGGAGGATGGGGATTAGTAGAAATACCTAGAGATCCGTATGGATTTCAAAGAAATAATGAGGGTGCGTTTATCATAAGGAATAATGGAAGTAATCAAGAACTACCGCTTTCTGGAGATCTTATGGCATTTATTGATTTAAGATCAGTTGCTAATTCAATTGTAAATCCTCGTACGCCAAAAGAAATGAGAGATTTAGAAAGAGTGGCTATTGGTATGGGAGGACTTTATGGTGCGCTTACTTATCAAACAGCCCCAATATTTAACGGTAGAAAAGAAGTTAAACCAATAGATCCCAAAAGACGAACCGCAGATCTTCCTAAAAATGTAATAAAAGTAATAGAAGAAAAACTAGGAGAGGATTACTTACCAAGCGAAGAATCCAGTGGTGGTGGCTTTTTTGATGGGGAAAAAACAATACCATTAAGTTCTAATACTGCATCAGGAGGTTCGCTTGGTACTTTGGGATCGGCTGCTGCTATGCTCTCTCAAACAACAATGGCTTTGCCACCACAAAGAGATGTAGCAAAATTAATTATTGGTGAGGAAGGTTTTATATCAAAGCCAAGAAAGGCAACTAAAACTGAGCAATACTTAACAGTTGGTCATGGACACAGATTAGATGGTAGTAGTAGAAGTAGGGCTGCCTTTAAAAAAGCCCTTCCAGATAAGAACTACGATGAGTTTATGAAAGGCAAGGGATCAATAACCAAGGAAGAAGCCCTTAGGTTGTTTGAAACAGATGTGCCAGACTATATAAAACGAGCCAGAGAGTTCACAAACCACGAATATATCTACAATAAAAAAACACAGCAAAGACCAAAGGGTGGAAAACTAGGTGGATTAACCTTTGACGATCACTCTGATGAACTTCAAAAATACATTATCTCTGCTACATTTAGGGGTAGTTGGGGCAAGTCACCTAAAACCAGAAGACTGCTTTCTGAAGGCAAGTATGAAGAAGCAGCAAAAGAATTCCTAAACAATGATGAGTATCGAACAGCGGTTGAGGATGGTCGAAGAGGTATTCGGAAAAGAATGGAAGATGTTGCTAAGGCAATTCGAGACGAAGCCAAGAGGAAACGATCATGAGTTTATATGACTGGTGGAAAATGAAGAACGAGCCATCTGAGCAAGAAAGGCTTAGGCAGGAAAAAAACCAAAGAATATACGATATGATGGCTGGATCCATAGCAGAAGAAACAGATGAGAATATGGAAGAGTTTAATAAATTTGTTTCAGACCTTGTTGTTTATACTAGTTTTTATGAAAGCGTAGATCCCAGTATGGTTCAAAGATCTCAATTAGAACAAGAGATGAAAGAACAACAAGCCCAGTCAAGACAAGAATCATATGATTTTATAAACAAAATGTTAGACAATTCTGGTGGATTAACAGAAAACCAAAAGAAACTACGCAAAGACCTTGGTCCACTGGCTCCTGTTATTGGTTTCGATTTAGAGACGGGAAACCTTGTTTCTAGAGATATTGATCCGCAGCAAGCGTTTGATCAAGCATCCTACGGAAGACTCAACCAACTTGCTTTATCTGCTGTTGAAACCCCATCTATCTATAGAACTACTAGATTATACACAATAGGAGAACAATACTTTGGAACTCTTGAGAGAGAGAACCCAGAGTTGTTTCCTCGCTTAACCCCAGAAGAAGAAGCATTTAGAAAACGATCAACTGCCTATGATTCAACTTGGGCAAAGATCCTTGACTACATTCCTTTTGTCGATAATAGACGAGAGGGAATGGAAGATGTAGATACAAACTTCTTTTTATTTGAAAATATTAGAGCCTTGTTTGGCGAAGAGGGGATCCTTCCAACTCAAGTATTTGGGGAGCAAAAACAAGAAGGATGGGATGCTAAAAAGGCTTGGGAACTCATGCAAGAATACCACCCAGACTACTCTTCATATCTAGTAAATGTTGCTGGAGTAAATGTAGAACAATTGTTAAGGACACCAAACCATTGGGAGTTTAGATACGCTATCAATGAAGCCGTGGATATGTCCCACATCCAAGCAATACTTTCATCTAGAGCAAGAGATCAAAACTGGGTTGAGAATAAATTAGATTTTGCAAAACAGTTCATCATTCAGAGTTTTAGATCTGCCGACATGCCTGTAGAACTTGCCCTTACCCTAGCATCAGCAGGCGGCTACGCAGGCGTAGGAGCCGTTACAACACTAGTCAGAGCAAACAAAGCAAGATCTTTAAGCAGAGGAGTATACAGTGCTGCTAGGATGGCTGACAATGCCAGAGATCTAGCCAATGCCACAAAGAAAACAAACTCATTGTTGCAGAATCTAAGAACATACCAAGCACTCATGGTCCCAAGTAACTGGGGTTATATTGTAACCAACAGTATCCTATCAAGAAGACTGGCTGTTGAAGGTGTACAATGGGGATCAGAGGTTACTGCGGGTAAGTTCATGACTTCGGTTTTCACTGACTTTGGGCAAGGTCTTGTAGAAGGTGCCTTGTACAATATACAAAACCAGATTACAGACAATATGGAATGGAGCAGTGGAAGACTTTGGGGTGAAATGCTTGAAGAGGGTGTTGGTCAGATAGTATTTGGAAAAGTTTTCAGGGGAATCAACTTGGGATTGGGACAGGCAATTGAAGGAATAGGTGCTGATCAAATTGGTCCAGCACTTTGGGATAAGGCAACCAGAAAAATAGACCCTGCTCTCAAGCAAATGATTGAGTTACAAGCAAACCTCAATGTGAAGGATGTACCAATTGAGGTTATCCAAGAGACGTATTTCAATGCATTCCTTCAACTCCATCAACACTTCGCTTGGCAGCAGATGACTGGGGATAAGTCAATGCCATTAAGTGTAATACGATTGCAGTCAGCCCTTCAACGACAAGCAGCCAACAAGGGTGTCAACATTGATCTCAATTCCATAATCAGTTCAGTGTTTGATTCTGTCCCAGAAGGCGTGCAATTGACAACAGAAGAAGCAGCCATTCTTCTGCATACCCATACAGTAGATCGTCTAAGAGAAAGAAACATTCGTGTTGGTGATGAAGACATGAAGGCTCTACAAAGGGCTATTTCAATTGAGTTCATTATGAGAAATAAACTTGAGGAAAAAGGCATCTCAGAAACCGACCTTATGAGATTGGCATCAACAGATATAGATGCCTTTAAAGAATTGATTCAAGATACTTATGAAGAGATTAGTGCTGATCCTGAAGCAATCACAGAAGCAGCAGAAAGAATTACTGAAATATATAAATCAGCAAGAGAAAAGACAAATCTACCAGACTTAAAAATAGATCTTAATAGTTATAATGAAAATGCACAAGCCTTGGAGTTCTTGGATATCTTCAGAGATGATGATGGTGTTATTGATACAGAGTTGGCTAAAGAAGGCATTACCATGGTTGAAAATCTAAATGCCAACATACACAAAAATACATTAAGTATTGTAAGAAGATTGATAGAAGAAAGGGAAGCAACACAAGCGACTAGACCTGCTCCTGAGGCTGCTCCTGAGGCTGCTCCTGAGGCTGCTCCTGAGGCTGCTCCTGAGGCTGCTCCTGAGGCTGCTCCTGAGGCTGCTCCTGAGGCTGCTCCTGAGACTCCTAAACCACCAGCAAGTGAACAAGCCGAGGGTACGCCTACATTACCCTTAGAACAAATCACAACACCTGTAGATGAAGGTGTTTCGGAAACAGATACCCCACCAATTGATCTAACTAAAACAGAACCTCAATCTGACTTTGATCAGTTTATTGCTGATGCAAGAAAACGAACGGATTGTTAACAAGGAGATAGTATGGACCCATGCTCACCAGAACTTATACAAAAAATTCTTGATGAAAGACGCACTCAACTAGAAGGCAGAGGATTGAATGCAAATCAAATTGCAGCAGACCTTGCCCATGTGGAGGCAGCACTTAGCGATCCTGCTGGATATGCTAGATTGGTGCAACCCAAAGGGCTGAATGCAGATGAGCAACGAGAATTGGATGGACTGATTGAAAAGGCAAGACGAGGCTTTGATGCCGGTATACCAAGAATTTCTAGTATTCTTTCACAAGGTGAGACTGAAAGACTTAGAGTGTTGGTCTATAAGAAATCAAACAGAGGGGGTCCACAACCAAAAATAACTAGGTTTGAAACAGCAGAGAGCATGATCCAACGATATCGTGATTCTGGAGATGAGGTAAAGGCAAACCGTTTAGCAACTCTTCTTAGAAAAGCAAGAGAAAGAGCCGAGGCAAATAACAGACGAGGGCAAGACAATGCTAAACTTAATGAACTAGAGTTGAAATTGGATGATCTAAATCAAGATATCGACACAATTGTAATGCTTCTAAATCAAAACAAGCCTAAAGCAATCAACGAAAACAGACTAGAGTTGGTTAAGTTAGGCAAAAGATTACAAAGAATCAATAATAAAATTGACTCTGAAAAAAATTCTAAACGAAAGGGAGCATTAAAGAAGCAAGCGTCAGAGATTGTAAAGAAAATAAAAGAACTGGAAAAGAAGTCTAATAAAGTAGTAGAGCAATTTAAACAAAGAAACCCATCAGAAAGAAAAGCATTGGCAGAATTGATCAAACAAAAGCGAGATCTTATTGATCAGTTGTCAAAAGACTTTGGTATCTACCGAGGAGTTTCCTTGGACTCATTCATTGACAGTGTTCCACAAACTCTAGCAAGCATAGCCAAAGACATAGAAGAAATGAAGAGAGACATTTCATTCAGGGAAGATGTCATTGAAGAAATGTTCAAGGAAAGTAATACAATTGAATCAGCCTTGCTTGCTAAAGTATTGGGTGAGAATTTTGTAATGCAACGGGTGGACAAAAACAAGCCGCTTACCAGAAAAAAGGTCAATGAGTTGTTCAAAGAGTGGAAGAGCCTTTCCTTTGAGTATGCAGGATCTAGAGAAAAATTCATTGCGGATACTGATTTTGCAGATGAGGAATCCCTTGATGAACTTGCTTCATCACTGAATGATCCAACAATAGAGGGGATCATTGACGAAACAGATGGACAGATGCTACTGATACCTGACAAGTCACTGGCAGAAAGCATAAGAGATTCTACACCGGGCAAGATCCCAAGCAAGAATGTCCTTGGAGAAAAAGACGGAGAGGTTCTCTATCGAGCATTAAAGTCATTGCTATCTCGAATGGAAACATATCGAAGACTGCCCCAATTTGGAAGGTTTGTCGATATAGCATTTATTGCCAAGATCATCAGCCAAATCCCAAAGATTGATGACGTAGATGCTACTATATTGTTTAAGAAGGCAATTCAGTGGAGAGATTCGGATACCAGTGCTGGAGACATGTCATATGATGAGATTCTCAGTATAACAAAAACTCTGCTAAAAGAACTAGGATTGGATGAAGATGTGCTATCATCCCCAGAGTTTACCGATCCAGTAAACTGGAAGAAGAACACAAAAGTCTTTTCATTGGGTCTTGAAACATATTTGGATGGTGATAAAAACATCCACACCGTCATCTTTACAGAAGAGGGCAGGGAGAAAGATCCTAGTTCTGTTCGATCAAGTGCAGATGGTGTGGCATTTACCAGCGAAGAGTTGATGGATCTATTGGTTGAGATTGAATCAAAACAAAACCAAGGCATGGCTTTGGTAACATATAACGGCAACGCATTTGATCTATATGCCATTGCTCAAAAGATTGGAACACGAGAAGCAACCGAAATGGCATCTAGGATCATGCTTCGTAGTTTCGATATATTCCAAAACATGAGGGCATTCCGAAGCACAACGGAGAACTCAACAAATGCCACTAGCCAGATGTATAAGTTGGGCAATGTGGCATCAGCAGTAGGTGTATCTGAGTTTAAGACAGAAGATAACTACATGCCTCCATTGTTGAAGAAAAGATCTCTTGATCAGACAGTAACCATTGAAGATCTTTCTGCAATACCAGATGAAGTATTGTCCGCAGAAGAAAAGGAAATAATTGTCGAGGACATCAACAAAGTAACTTCTGATCAGGCAAGACAAAGACTGGAAACATATTCACTGGCTGATGGAGCATTAAACATTCAAGTGTTCAGGGCCATGCAGGAAAGAAACGGTGCTTCTGTCAGAGTCAGACACACCAACAGGAACGTCTATGCTGTAACTATTGAGGAACTAGTGCCTACTTGGGCATCCGTTACACAACACTCATCTACCTATAATGGCATATCTGAATCTGTTGCACAGTGGACTACAACAGCATTAGGTAGAACAATGGCAACGGCATTTGATAGTTTCCTTGGACAAGAAGAAAACAACAAAACGGTCATAGATCTTGACAAAGCCCAACCAATTGTAATGGCTCTTATGGCTGCATCCTTAAGATTTGCGCCAAACACTGAAGCCTTTGGAAGAGTTCTATCTAAGGTTATTAAAGAAGGTCTTACGCCAGAACAACAGGCATACATGACAGCCGTTAAGATTTCCAAGTTAAATGCGGAGGCTGCTAAGGAAATCAACAAGAGTACTTATCTAAGCAACGACAGTAGACTTCCAATTGGGATTATAGGAGCAGATAAAAACGGATTGATTCCGGGCATTGAGTTTGCAGAAGGGAATGAAAAAGACCAAAGGAACCAATACATCAGTGCTGTTGTTGATGGATTCAAGGAACAACTAGGTAGATCCTATCAGAAAAGACTTGCTGAACTTGCAGAAGCAGAGAACTTCAAGCCGCAAGAATCAACAAACCGAGAAGATGACTACATTATGGAATTCCTCATTGCCACAATCAAGAAGTACAGTGATTTGAAAGACTTTGATATTGTTGATTTTGGAAATGGAAACATTGACTATGCCGTAGCAACAAGCCTTGGTCGTGGTATTGCACAAATTATTACAAACCACCGGCAAGGATTTAAACCATCATTAAATTCTAAACCTAGTGAAGAAATAAGTGCTAGGGCTAATAGACACCTATTGTCATCAGGCGGTAAACCAGATAGGAAGGTATATCAGTCTCTTATCTTTAGGGCACCGGTTGTTGGTGAGGTCCATCATATTTTCCCAAGGGCATTGCCAGACATTGAATCTGCATTTGTAGATTACAGATTAAGACAACGCATTCAACATATTCTTAATTCCGACATCGACGATCCAGAGTCTGTTATCAATGCCTACAAGAATCTCACAGAAGATCCAGATGAAGTCTTAACCGATAGAAGACCAGATCTGTTATCAATGGGCTTGAATCCAAATACAAATAACAGGGCTTTATCTAATAAACTACCAACAATTGAAGATCTTAGGGCAAGGACAATTGAAGCACTATTGGATATGCCAGAGTTGCTACTTCTTTGGCAACACGACTCAATGACATATGCACCCGGAGCAAAAATATTCTTGGATGAAAATACCAAAAATAGAATGTTCAAGGAAGATGCACTTTCTCCGGGGTCGTTGTCAGCAACCGCAGTTCTTTCGGGTATGGGTCCATTGTTTGCTCATGTCAAAACATATCCATTTTTAGGCGAAGATATTTTATATCAATCACTTGAAAGAGGAATCAAAGCATATAAAGAGGGTGGTTTTAGTAGAAGTAATTACTTTGACTTCAACATGAACGGTGCCCACCACATGGCTGCTTTGTCTTTGATGTACCTTGACAAAGATGGATCTAGGTTGGATGACATGTTAAGAGATATTGGTCTTGAGGATGAAGCAAAAGATAGATACCAAGAAGCCGTAACTCTCTTGCGTGATAGTCTTGATCAAATTGAAAAGGTATATATCTCACAGAAAGATACAAATGGAACGGAGCAGGCACGAAGACTAAAAGAGTTTTTAACAGAATCTGCTCAAGAAGCAAGAGAAGGTTTTAAGAATGCAGTTATTGCTAGACTATATTCTGGTGGGTTGAAAGCAGTTAGAGAGGGTATTGAAAATTGGATGTCTGAATCCAAACCAGTAGGACTTACGGGAGTTGATGCAGATTTTATTGCTCAACACTTGATGAACACCAAAGCATATCTTCAATTCAATATTCTAGATGAAGCATTGGGTGGTGTTACTTCTGAGCAAAGACAACAATTAGCAGCGGCAATATCAACAGAATTGCGGGATGTATACCAAAAAGATTGGACAAAAAATCTTAGACAAAAGGCTAAGGAAAATGGTTACACTATAACCGCAGAAAGAATGTTCTCCTTAAATTTCTTACAAGAAGCCATTGAAGAAAGAATTAAATTTATTGCTGAAATTAGAAAACTTGATATTAAAACAGTAAGAGCCGAATATCAAGAAAGAATTGATAAAGCAATAGAGTTTGTTGGTGGTTTAGAAAAAACTGAAGATGGGCTTATTAAACTGGGAGATGAGCAAGCAAGGAAACTTAATATTATTCTAATGGGCAAAGAAGAATGGTATAAGACAACACCTACTCTAATAGCATTGAATGCATTGCAAAGAGTTCCCTTTAGATTAAGAGGTATCGAGAATGATGGCATAAGAGGTAGAATACAAGAACATTCCGATATCCTTGGCCGTCGCATTGAGGAATCGGATATTCTTGGTTTTGAAGATTTCAATGTCTATTTTACAATGGGGTTTGATTCAAGTGGTGGGCGTGGGTATTTTGTTGGGCATAAGTTCCAACCTATCAACTCAGAACTGTCATCAGTCGAAAGAGAAAATACCCCCGGTGGAAAAGATGATCAGAAGTATGCCATGTGGGGATTCAATAAAAACAATCTTAGCAAATTGAGTAGAGATAAGGCTGAACTTGAGGTGCAAAAACTTATGGCAAGACATATTGCTATGCAACTATCACCACGATATGCACCAAAGTTTGGTAACTACAACATGGCTGAATCCGAAACAAGAGAAGGATTTATGCAAGAGTGGTATGAGCGATCAACTAGAGAAGACCAATCATATATTGACTATATTCGCAATGAACCAAGTTTATCAAAAGACGCAATTGATTTAAGAAGAAGCAATGGTGGCTTGCTTAAGAATGCAATCCGATTCTTGGTTGACCCATCTAGAACACTTAATACTGCAATGGATATTGAATACAACCCCGGATCAGAAAAAAGCATCAAGGGGCTTGGTGCATTCAGGCCAGAGTATGCAGCCATTCCTTGGCAGGAAAGAGGCATCATGTCACTTCAACAGATGTTCTATAATAAGTTGATCCAAGATGCCAAAGCAGACAAGGTAGCTAGAATGGACAAAGAGATAACTTCTGTCAATGATGTTATTCCATCTGAAGCAAGAGGATATGCCAATAGGTACAAAAACTCCAAGGCTCCATATGTCTATCCCACACCAGTTGATGGCATCTATGAGATGACAACTGGAAACACATCTAGACGATTGGAGTTGAGAGCCAACAACCTTCAATACACTCTTGAAAAATTTGGCATGACCCATGGTCATAAAGATCTTGTAGAAGAACAGAACTGGGCAAAACTATATACCATTTGGAAAATCAACAATCTTGCAATCAGTCCTTACGTTAGAAAAATGGCTAAACTTAAAAACAAGCCGGGACAAGAAAGAAAAGAATATGTATTGGCTCAGTCACACGCATTGAACATGTATCAAGCATTGACCCAACTATGGTCATTTCACGACAGCGTATCGGCTGAATCAAGATCTTATCTTGAATTTGGCAAGATGATTGGTATTGAGGGCAAGACATTACAAGAAAAACATTACATTGACATGTTGTTTTATTTTGCTAAAAGAGGAGTCAATGTCCTTAAGCCAATTACACTAGGTCTTGAGCCAACAAACAACATCGTTGCTTCTGGAGAACCTTCATCAGACGAACGCTCTACAAGAATAACAACTCTTACAGTGCAGAGTATCGACTCCTTACAGATGATTTACAATGTTGTATATGAAACTGAAGGCAGAAAAATAGCAACAGAGTACATGAAAAAGGTAGACCCAGAAAACTTTAAATCGCTGGAAAAGGATGGTAATGGCTTTGTACTATTGAGTTCTGTACCAAAAGAACATCAGCAAGCAGTATTTAGAGAGATCTTCACATCGGATAGAACGCAAAGAAGAGAAGAGTTTGATCTTTACTTGTTCATTGATGAAGTTACACAAGAAACTCAAATTGGAAATAAAATAGATTTTGACAATGCTAAGAATCCTAAAGCAAGGGGACGGGATGGTGGAATGCCTAGGTTCGATACTTCACGAACCAATGGCAATACAATCTACAAACTAACACCAGAAGATTTGCAAAACATGTTTACCCAACTTCAAAACCAAGTATTGTTGTATAACACAGAACTAGCAACAGCACTTGGAACAGATATTGGCATGGTAGACAATGAGAATATGGTGTTTATGAATGCAGAACGAAGACGATTCTACGAAACACAGAGAATGGCCTATGCTGATGAAATGGATATCCTTTCAATTCTGCACTCTCGCTCTACTTCTCCATTAAGAACAACATACAATGTGGGAATGAGTGGCGATTTTGGTTTGCCTGTTGAAGTATATGATGCTGGTTTTTATGTTGCAGGAAAAGATGCTGACCCAAGAGGCACCGCATTTGATAGAGCATGGCAGGGTAAAATCTCAAGAGCAATTGAGACGGCAAGGATGTATGGACTTACAGAAGAAGCAGAAAGACTTGAAACTCTATTAACAAGCGACAACAAGTATCTTATTCCAGCAATCATCATCATGTCTCAAGTTGAAGAAAGAGAAGCAAGACTACAAAGATTAAGATCTTATGTTGGATCTGCTATGGATAATAAGCAGTTTGAAAAGATTTATCGAGATGCTTCTTTATTTATAAATGATTATTTGAACGCTGTTACAAGAGATGTACCTAGAAACAAATTCTCCCATCAAGCCAAAAGATTTGTTGAGTTGAATGGACCAATTGAAGTTATAAACATTAGTCCAAAGGTTCTTAAGGCTATTGGTGTTGAGGATACCTCTAGCAGAGAAGAAGTTCAACTCGCAAAGCAAGCCCTTGAGAATGCCAACAAACAATACACCCAAGAGGCTGGCATCTTGTTAACAGACAACAATATTGAGACACTTGTCGAAGACGACGGTCTTACTGATGCATTCCAATCAAATGGACAACATATTGAAATACAAATCTCTGCACTTGTTCAACAAGGAGCAATAACAGAAGAAACTGCCGAGTTGTATAGAGGCATGTTTGGAATCATTCTAACTCACAACAAGGAGTTTGCAAACAACTTATCAATTGTTTTAGACCCTAGCCTTGAGCGTGCTGGTTTAAGTCAGAGATATGGCGATAGGTTTGTAATCAAACTCAACCCACAACTATTAAAGCGTAGAGCCGTACCTGAAGCATTGGAAGTCATGGCACATGAGATTTCACACATTGCAAGGCTCAGGCATTTGGAAACCGAAAGTGAAGCATATCGTGGATTTATTGCAGCATTCAGAACCAAAGAAGGAAAAGAAGCAATTACCGACATGGTAACTTCCATGTATGCTGGAGACAAGGGTGAAATAAATGCATTGCTTGATCACTATACCACAAATGCAGAAGAATTTCTTGCAGAGTGGGGAGCATTTGTTTTAATATCAAGAACCATCAATAACAAGAGTGTCATCAACAATATTAACAAACTCAGAGAAAAATACAATGTTGTTGATGAGGCAACCAGTTGGTGGGAGCGAGCATTCAATAGAATAAAAAGAATTGCCTCGTCCATAACACAAAGAATGCAGGTATTTAGACAATCAAATCGCAAAGCAATGGAGTATATGGACAACCTTGTTGAAGTCATGTTTAACTTTGGCAATACATACAGCACATCTAGGGCTGCGGTTGACAATATAACAGGAACATTCGGCACTCCTCTTGTAGAATTGGAGCGAGGAACCGGAATAATAGACAGTGATAAAATTGTTGACCTTTTGGGCAAGTACAATACAGTGGATGCACTAGAATCAAGGGTGGAATATCTTAGTGAAGAGGAGCAAGCCACACTTATAAATTACAAAAACGAGTTGGCTGAACTACCAGCAAATACAATTCTAGGTTTGGACACAAAAGAGTACATCGAAACCATAAATAGACTGGTTCAATATGGTAGTGAGACTGGTCAAGTTGAGATTACAAGAAAACCAAGAAGCAAAGATGAAAGAATAGCACTTGCTACCTTTGTTTTGGAGAGAATCTCAAAGATTAGAGGCGTAAGACCAGATAATCTTTCTGTAATTTCAAGACTTGTAAGGGATATGCCCAAGGCAACAAGAGTAAGAAACTGGATTATTGAAACATTCTTGACCGGAACAGCAAGAAAAGTCGGAGAACAAGGTAAACTTGGCGGAGGTTTGGGTGGTGGTAGCAGTGCAAACCTTACCTATGCGTCTGCCGAGTCAATTTTGGTTGCACTTGGCTTCATTATGAACACGGTTAAGGGTGGTGGAATCTTCAGTGAAAAGGTTGGGGGCATTCTTCAAGACAAAAACTACATTGAACAATGGTCAAGACCTGTTGTATTGATGTCAGAAAGAATTAAAAACTCCTATAACCAAAGAGAAGCACAATTAATTCGCAGTGCAGCCTTCTATTATATGCTTTTAGGAAAGCCATCTGATAGAAATCAAATACCAATTGGTGAAGATCTTACAAATGAGATGTTTGAACTTGCCAAACAGTATGCTGAAACATATGCAAGCAACATTTCAAACTTTGTAGATCTTGCTGTAGAGTATGAAACCTACACTTCAAGCTTTGTCTCGCCTGAAGATATGATTGCTTTGAGAATAAACAACACATTCTTTGAGAAAGATTCGGAAAGTGCTGGTAGATTTGAAGAAGCATTGTCCAAACTATACACCAAAAAGGTAGAAGACAACATGAAAGATGAGGGCATGGTAGATGTATACTCCCTCTACCTGAGCGGTGGCATGTTTAGTATCAGCGATGCATATTCAAACAACAGCCCAATTGAGGAATTCTACAATAAAATCCAAAGTGAGATAATCAAACTAAATGAAGCACAAAGACTTATTCTCGATGAAGTTGAGTCTTTTGCTTTTGAGTTATACAAAGAAAAGAACCCAAATACCACTTTGACTCTTAGTTCGTTTAAGTATTCCTTAAAGTTAAACACAACAAACAGCAATTGGCAAGCCGCCAAAGAGCATCTTTTAGAAGCCGCAACTAGAATCCTAAGACAAGCAAACTCTGGTAAATCATATAGTACTATCTTTAAATCTTTAAATTCAAGTCAAAGAAATACGATAATTAAATACCTACAGGGTAACTTAAACAATCAAGTTAGTGAATCGGCGGTACGACAAGAACAAGATATTGTAAGAGGCAGACTGCCATACATCTTTTATGGTTCTACAAAACCACCAAAGTATTTTAAAAACAATGTTCTTGACAAAAAGAATTCTCCTATTAGGTTGAGAGTACTTAATTTAATAAACTCACAAGGTCATAGTACTGTTATGCCTAATGCCCAGTCATTGGATGTAACTGCCAAGGATATCTTTATCGAGGCAAGTGGTTTGAATCCAAACGAACGAAGCATCCTTAGAAATGGGTTTTCAACAGATCTAAAATCAATCATTGTAGGTATGGAAAGAACAATGGCAAGATCTGCCTATAACCGAAAAGCCATCCAAGACCTGTCTGGAGTCAGGGGAGTTAGTTTTGCAAACCTCATTGAAGCAATTAAAGGCGCAAAGCAAGATTCCGATTGGGATAGTGTATTGGATGAGGTCCAGAGAAAACACGATCTTGCAATTGGTGCTGCAACTAGAGTAATTGAAACTCAAGGATCGGGTGAAGAAAATTTTGGATTGCGTGCAGCAGACTTCTTTACCACTGCACTATGGGGTCCAAACCGAAACGCCGCAGCATTAATCAACGAAGGTACATTAAGTACCGTTGTTACCACAATCTATGGAGGCAATCCCATAGCATTCATGAAAGATGTGGTCTCTGGTATATTGCCCTTATTTACAAATGTCATCTCACGAAAACTTGGAAATAGATTGCTTAACAATTCAATATTCACATCTGTCCCTCAAGCCTTGTTCGATATCGACACAGCAACAAGAGGATTCTTAGAACATCAATTAATTACTAAAGATGAAGAAGAAGCCGTCAGCAGTCTAGATCAAAATGGATTCAAAAAAACAAAACCAATAAAGGTAAAAGGTGCTATTGATTCTTTTTGGAAAAGAATAAAAGACTCTCATCTTATAGTAGAACCTGCATTAAGAGCCGCAATGATGCGACAAGCACAGGTAGCATTGATTAGAAGAATCAACAAATTAGAGAAGTATCTTGATTTTATCGAACAATATGATGGTCCAAGAGGACCAGAAATGTACAAGAGATTGGAAGTAGAAGTAGGAACTACTAGGATCTTGGATCTTTGGGGATCTGAAAAACTGGTTGTCCAATACATGCATGAGTCTGGTTTGCTTGATCGAAAAACAATCAAGGCTCTAAAGTACATTGTAACTGAACTTAACGGAATCTCGAAAACTGGAATATTGGGAAGAGAGTTCTTTGATATCAGCGAAATCCAAAGAATGATTGAAGAATCTGTAACATCAAGACTGTTTGACAAGATGCCAAACTCTGGTGGGCTGACAAAGAACGATCTATACGAAGCATTGAATGCTGTTGGTAAATTCCAAGTCTCATTGATGAGACAGGCTATTACAGAAGGAAATACAATGGATAGGCAGACAGAAGGTCGTCCTATCCTATCATTCATGAATCTGTACAGATCGTTTCCAAAGTTGTTTGTAACCCAACATGCCTTAGAATCCTATGGCAGAACAACAGGTGGGATCCTTGCAACCAAGGTTATAACAGCAGGGTTCTTTGATATTATTTACAATCTTGCATTGTTGTGGGCTGTTGGTGTCATTACAGAAGATGACATAGAAAGATGGAAGAAAGAAGGACCAAACATAAAAGACTATACGCTTCTCACAACCGTTGTTGCACGAAACCCATTCTTTACGACAAGAATGCTACCAAGCATCGTTGCATCACTACTTCCCATTATTGCTGGCAAGACCATTGCTGGTGATAAAATCTCAATCTATGACATGACCTTGGCAGGACTGCCTCCAGCAGCCGCCGCAATCTTAAGCGGTGTAGCAAAAAGTATTCAAATTGGTCAAGATGCCATCAATAGAGATGGTGAATTTTCATTAGGGCAGGCTACTGATTTTGCGGCTAGGTTAATTCCATTTATTGACCCAATTACAAGATACTATATTGCATCAGTCATTGACCCAGAATTCAAACAAAACAAGAATAAAACCAATAGAGGAAGGAACACAAGCCCCATAAATGTAGGTAACACCTTGATGGATAATCAGTTAGAGACAGAAAGAAGCCTATTTAGGGCAATACTGAACGAAGCATTCCCAACAGGAATGAAGAACCTAGTCCAACCAATGCCTTCGTTTATGGACGCTCAGATGCCTCCTATGCCGTTCCAGCCTCCCAAGGCTACCGAACTACTCCAAAACCTACAAAGTCCCGCAGAGGGCGTCTCAGAGCCTCCTGCGGCACCTCAGCCACAACCAACCACAACTCCTAGCCCAATGGAGGGACCAAGGAGTATCAATCCTGCCAAACCACCAGAACAGTTAGGAGGACCGTAATGGCAAAGAAGAAAGGTGCAATGAAAGGTTGCAATATCGGAAACAAATGTAAAGATCCCAAGGGTGGGCTTACCGCCAAGGGAAGAGCCATGATCAACCGAAAGACAGGCTCCAACCTCAAGCCACCCCAGCCGGGAGGGGGTCCACGAAAGAAATCCTTCTGTGCCCGCAACCTAGGACAAATCAAGAAATTCAATATTGATTGTAAAAAGACTCCTGATAAACGAGCATGTAAGGCAAGAAGAAAGTGGGCGTGCTGACATGGCAAAAAAGAAAGCAAAACGAGACGCCTGCTACTCCAAAGTAAAAAGTCGTTACACCAAATGGCCCAGCGCATACGCCTCCGGGGCACTGGTAAAATGCCGAAAGGTCGGAGCCAAGAACTGGGGAAAGGGTAAGTCCAATGGCAAAAAAGGCTAACTTCGATCAAGAAAAGAAAAAGGGATTGCATGGATGGTTTAGTCGCAATCAAGGCAAGGGATGGGTGGATTGCAAGACAGGAAAGACATGTGGGAGGAAGTCTGCCAAGGGAGGAAGCAAACGACCATATCCAGCGTGCCGACCAACCAAAGCCATGTGTTCGTCAGCAAAGAACCGCAAGAAAGGACCAAAGAGAATTTCTTGGAAAAAATAATAAAAAAGAAAATCGACTAGGGGGTCAGGAATTTACGGAGGGGGAGTAACAAGTTGGGAGGTATCGTTACCCCCCCTTACCCCCCCAGCAATGCTACTGTGCTGGTGGGTGGCAACAGTGTGACCTCGGCTCCCCTCACAAGAGGGGAGCCATGGCTGTACTGTTACAGCACTTAGGGCTTGTGTCTGACCCAACACAAACCCAATCACCAACAGGGTCAACTAGGAGACTGGTATCATGTATAGATACCTGTTAAACAATGTGTTGCGTGCATCCAAGTTCATGCAACGGGTCGCCGAACATACCGGCGTCGATGACCGCGATGGGTTGCAGCAGTTGTTGCAGATGGGTCTCGATGATGGCAACCTGAGCATGTTCTCCCTCTCAGGTAGTGATGCGATCGACGAGGCCGGTGAAGTTGGTAACAACTACTCATCGTTGTTCATTCGGAACAACGATGTCGAGTCCACCGGCAAGACCACGGCTCGTCTTCAGCGTAGTGCCGCAGCCACGAGGCGGCGGTCGATGGCACCTGACGGTGTTCTGGACCTTGACTTGCCAGATGCCTTCAAGGATGCTGTGACGTACTTGTCGGAGACTGAGTTCGCTCCGAACAAGTTGGTGCTTCAGGCGATGCGGACTCTGGCTGCTGAGGGGTTCTTTGACCCCAAGCGGAACCAAATGGAACTCCTGATGCTTCAGGAGTTCACGAACTTTGGTGAGGGTAATTACTACCTCCCATTGTTCCCAGACTTCCGCTATCGTCTGTACACTGACTCGCGCGGCGTTGCCTCCTATCAAGGTGGTGATGCCCACCGTGCGTCGTGTGACTTCGCTGAGAAGTTGCCTGCTTCGGACGATGATATCCAGATCTTTCTGGAAGTCATCAAGAAGGAGTACGGTGTCACGGAGGACAACTACGAGGACATCCTTGCAGATCCCGTGAAGTTTGTCAGGGACTGCAAGGACAGCAAGCCCTTCTGTGCATTGCGGGCTGCTGAGGCAATTCGCGAGATGAAGGAAGAGGGTTGTTCTGGCTACATTCTCCAGCAGGACCAGAGTGCATCTGGTCCAGCGTGGTATGGCTGGTTCACTGGTGACGAGGCTCTGTGCCATCTCACCAACCTCTACCCTTCAGACTCGCCGCAGTCGTTGTACACTGCAATGTCTGCCTACGTCAACGAGGCACGTCTCCTGCCTGTTCATGTCAGGGACAACCCGATGTTCGTTGATCGGAAGACCGCCAAGACGTTTGCTGTTCCGATGATCTACTCGGCAGCAAACCCCTCGCTTACTCGGGGTGCAATTCTCAAGAACCCGCAGACCAGCCCAATCCAGTATGTGGACAATGCTGGTGATTACATAGTGGGATCTCTTGAAAAGGTCTCCAAGTTGGACCTCAACGAGAGGTACGCTGGTGTGTGGCAGGCTCTTGGATGGTCTCTGGCAGTTCGTGTTGCCAGTGATGTGGCTCGGGCATACGAGACTTCGTTGTTCGGGTCCAAGGCGGCTGCTGGTCTTACCAGCCGTCTTCGTCCTTCCATGATGGCAATCAAGCAGGCATCTCGTAACCGTCGTAATGATGGTCAAGTCCTTAACTGGACTTCGCCATCGGGATGCCGTGTCTTCAACCGCGGCATGGTCGTCGACATGGATGCCAAGCCGTGGGATGTGAGTGTGACCTTCGATGGCAAGCGTCATCGAATCTCATTCCAGCCACTTCACGCAGCGTCCTCAGATGCTGCGGCAGGCCCGAATGTCATCCACTCTGTGGATGCTAGTGCAATCCACTTCATGGCTCTCATGGCGGCAGAGGCAGGGATTCGCATTGCGCCAATCCATGACTCCATCGGAACTCCCATCGCCCACGCTCGATGGGCTCGGCAGGCCTTCAAGGCTTGCATCAGTCGGGTGGATCAGAAGTTCTTGGATCGTGAGATCCTGATTCCCTCAAAGGTCACGCCCCTGAATTATCCGGGTGCTGACCGCAAGCGGTTTGCCAAGTCCCGTCACATCCTTGGTTGCTAAGCAACACATGGACCCTTGCTCCCAGAAATGGGGGCAAGGGCATTCCCTAACCAATGTGGTTAGGTGTTCCTTTCTCTATCGGTGCTAAGCACCGGAGGTTAAGCATGTTTCCATGTAGAAAGTTCCTTCTGTGGTCAAAGGACCGAACCTCTCTGGTTTCCATCACCTTGGACAAGAGGTTCAAGATCTTGGAGGCCGAGGGAGACACTCAGGGACTTGCCATCAAGAGTGGATCCCCTTGGGGTCCGGTGACTGCCATGGCTAAGGCCATGGGCTGGGAAGTAATTCCCAACCAGTGGATGGCAAAGACTACCTACACCAAGCAGGTGTCGGAGTTGTCTTGGCGTGTGACCATCAAGCGTGCAAAGCACCCCATGGGAGACACGATCACGGTCACACATGTTGGTGGACCAACGCTGTCAGACGCCAAGGAGGAGTTCTGGAAGAAGTGGAACGCCGAGACTCGGGAAACCGGGTGGCACACGCACTTCAAGCCAACTGAGGCAAGGTACACCAACGAGGATTGATAGTTAGTTGTAAAATAAAAGGGCAATGAAATACCCTACGTTACCCTACATTACCCTACTGTTACCCTACTATACTGTTTACACTACCGTAGGGTACCCCGGACTGTACCTAAATTGTACTTTAGCGTACTTTCTTACCGCAGTTTACCGTAGTTTACCGTACTTTACTGGCTACAGGGGGTCGTACTTAGGGCTACCTGCTTTTTTCCATGTACGAGTTACATCTTACATCTTACGGCTGCCGCCGGTGGTAAGCCCGGCGTCAGCCTTTTGAAATTTGTTCACCCGGTGTGTGCCATGCCGACATGGTGTAGGCAAGGTAACGCACCAACTTTCACAGGAGTAGGTCCATGCCTACAAAGAAGATGGTTGTTAATGGGGTGGAGTACATTGTTACTACCACGCAGAAGGAATCTTCCTTGGAGAAGTATCGCAGGGTTGATAATCATCTCATCCTTGGGATGCTTGGACAGATCGAGGCCGGAACCATGAAGGATCCTGTCAAGATCGAGGCATTGATGGAGGTCGCTCAAGAGCGAGGTCTGGCAGTAGTGGAATAACCTCCCACACCTCCCCCGGTAGGATAAACCGGGAGTCGAGCCTAGGGTAGAAATACCCTAGGCTCCTTTAGGCTACGCCCTAGCCTTGGATCAAGCCAGAAGGGGCACCGCAAGCAACCTAGCCCGTAGGCGGTTAATAAATAGCGGGACAAAAAACCGCCAAGTCAATAGGTCTTGATACCTAGAGACACACAAGAGACAATGATAGTGCGTTTCTTGTGGGCAATTACTATCGTGGAGCCTAGGGTAGAAATACCCTAGGTTCCTTTTCTTGGCAAGACAGGTTGAGTTTAAGATCAACCGCTTAAAAAATAATACTTGGGCTGGTGGCTCAGCGGCCTAAAGCGCCCCGGCTTATAACTGGGGAGACGCAGGTTCGAATCCTGCCCGGCCTATTTGCAGGGCGAAGGCGGGTGGTAAGACCACTCACCGTCTTGCTTATTCCTCTTTCAAGGAGATCATTATGCCAACTCGTACTCGTTCGATTCGTACCGCATCTCGTCCATCTCGCAATGCTAGCGGAACCGTCAATGTTTCGCGAAACATTCTTACTAAGATCTTGGTCCTCAGCACTGAGAATCTAGCCAATTCTCTAGACTGCCCCGCGAAGCCGTACAGCAGCATCTTCGAGGAAGCCAATTCCCTTCGCTGCTTTGCTGAGAACCACGGCCTCGATAAGGAATACATGAACGGTGTTCGTCGCTCAGGCGCCTTCATCTTTGATGAGGTCGATTGGAATCTCGATTCCTACCAAGATAAGGTGTACCTGTCTTGTCTCTGACAGAAGCAAGCATCCTCTGAATTAATTTTACAAGGAGATCAGCATGACAAAATGTCAACTCCTTGATGTAAGAGTCAACAATGCCTAGGAGATCAACATGGCTAAATTGTCAACTGGCATAAAGAGGCAACGCTTGAGGGACATCCTCAAGAAAGGCAAGCCTCGCAAGATGAAGCCCAAGTGGGGTAACAAATGGAAAAGAGTCGCCAAAAGTGGTAGTGGAAGGAGACTACGGTGAATAATGAAACTGTTTCTGTTGTGGTATTGAATGATGGTGAAACTTTCAGTGGGTTGGAAGGTTGTTGCATTGTAGTTCTTACCAAGGACCAACTTGAACGAGTTTCAAATGGTAGTGAAAAGATATATGATGTCACTCCAATTCTTGAAATTGGTCTAAATGAATATCAATTTTAGCAATTGTTCCCGTGGCTCAATCGGATAGAGCAACTGCCTTCTAAGCAGTAGGTTGCTGGTTCGAGTCCAGCCGGGAACGCTAAGGAGACACCCATGGAAATCACTAGAGTTAGCATGTTCTCGGGTATCAAAAGAACAAAGATTATTGACATTACCCAAGAGCAATATGACAACTGGTTGAAGGGAGAGCATATCCAAGTCGTTGCTCCTCACCTGCCCCCTTCTGACAGGGAGTTCATCATTAGTGGAGTAACTGATGAAGAGTGGCAGGCTGAGTTCAATGACTGATAAATAATACGCATTGTGGGTAATAAAACTACCCTCAACTGTACGGTCTCGTAACTCAATTGGTAGAGTAGCGGACTTTTAATCCGTAAGTTGTGGGTTCGAGTCCCACCGGGACCATAGCCCAACGGCAGAGGCAGTGGACTTAAAATCCATCCAGTCTGGGTTCGAGTCCCAGTGGTCCTATATCTTTGTATTGTATATAGTTATGATACAGATCCCAATAACCTAGTATACAGAAAGGAAGCATGATGTAAATGATGCTTAAACCTCCAGAAAATCTTGAAGAATTTGATACGCAATCCCTTGTGATTGCACGGAATGTGTTTATTATGATAAAGGAAATGGCAAATGCTCAAGAATTGCCTGTCGATTTTCCAGATTCCAATGAGTTTCTGTCTGAAATGCAGCAAGAAATTGATCGCATTGACATTGAACTCTTATCTAGAGGAGTATCTCCGTGAAAGAAGGGATGTCAAAGAGCATTGGGAAGACGAGCCTTCGGAATTTGAATGGGACTCTTCCTACTCAGAAGTTCACTTTACTGGAAGACTTGTTGAAACAAGGGAAGATTGAGGATTACACCTATGATGGCTGGATCCTCAAGGGAAAGGATTGGATCCCCTTTGCTTGCTACAGGAAAGACAATGAGTTATCCATTTATACGATATGATGGCTGGATCCATCGAACAAAATATTATATCAGCAAAGATAATAATATATACCTTTCTGCTATCTCTGGGGAAGGAACATATTCAGATTCTGATTCAGTTGAGATTGCAATAATTGACAATGCCCTTATTCGCCATGATCTCATTGGAATGGGAGTCCATGGATATTTCCCTAGGAATAAACTTCAACCTTTTACTGATTGGCTTATTAATAATATCAACTTAATTGAAACCAAGCGTGACAATGAAGATGATCATATTGATTTGCCACAAATGTTTCTTGAACAGGAGTCTAACTCATGAGTGTATTTAATGTTGGCAAGACCAACAATGGCAACATCCTCAAGGATGCTAACCTCGACTGGACCGTTGAGTTGTCTGATTGTCTTCATGCTCCATGTCCGAGCGTGGAGGGGTATACCCTAGACAAGAGAGCCACGGTTCGTACGGACAATGGTAGAGTCCTTGGTATCGTGTCCGAGAACTATCAGATTGTTCAAAATAAAGAACTTGTGTATATGGCGGAGACCATCACCAGAAACAATAACATGAAGGTGTCAACTGCTGGTGAACTCAGCCATGGAGAAAAGGTCTGGCTTTCAATTGAAGCCGACGCATTCAACGTCTCTGGCAATGATGATGTGTTTCCGTATCTTTTGCTGACCAATGGTCACAATGGAATGCAGAGCCTTGGGGGGACGCCTACGTCTGTCCGTGTCATCTGTCAGAATACTTTGAACATGGCAATGAGAGAAGGTAGAGCCCAAGGTTCCTACATCTCCATCCGTCACAAGGGAAACATGGGTGACAAGATGGAGTCCCTTATAAATACTCTTGGTGAGTTCTATAAGAGAACTGAAGAGTTTACAAACAACAGCAGAACTCTTGCTGCTAAGAGTGTTGATTCCATCATGCTTTATGACTACTTTAGCCACATGTACAACAAGTTTGTAAAGAATGTTCCTAATAATCCCAAGTCTGATGCTGAGGTTCGTGCCCATACCAAGAAGATCAATGCTATTCTCAAGTGGAACATCAACTTCGACAATGAGACTGATGAGTGTGGTGCAAACCTCTGGACTGCCATGAATGCCATCACCAAGTGGCTTGATCATGACACTTCGTACAGGGGTGAGAACAAGACTGAGAATCGCTTTGTGTCCAACTTCTTTGGCAACAATGCTTCAACCAAGGAGCGTCTGTTTGCCACTACTCTTACTCGCGTTTAAGGAATAAGAATGGTAACAACCACTGATCAAATTCGTTATACCACTACAGTTCTTCGTCAGTGTCGTGAAGACTTGGAAGAGGTGTTGAAGGAACTTGCCAAGCAACCTGATGTTGTTGATCATCTTCCAAGTTACTCTTCTGTTTGGGGTTTGAACAAGGAAATTGTTCGTGCTATTATAGAACTGACTCGATACGAGTTGTCTGTTCTTGATAGTATTGCATGGTCAAAGGATGATCCTGTAACCAAGGCACTTAGCAATACCCAGAAAGTCCTTGATAAAAGACCTCAATGATTGATGTATCTGTATTAGGCTACAAGTGGACATCTCTTGAGAGAATGGGATGGACATACTACATCCATCTTCCAATCCTAAGAGCATTGTACGGTAAGGAGGACGTAACCCATCTCGCTATCCAGTATGGCGATTGGGTCGTCCATCCTTTTACAAACAAAGTACAATGGGTAACTAGAAGAGTTTCTGATCGAGCATTTGGTCCACCTTCATTATCAATTCCAATAACTGAAATTGAAGATGATAGGTTATTGGACATAGCAATGATGTCTAAGTATATTCCTGTCAAGAAGTGGACTGTGTATGCTTGGTTTTATTCGTTTGGTCTGCTGGGATTCCTCAAACAAGATTGTGTTTCGTTTACAAGAAAGATGTTGAATTATTCTTGTGACATAGACCTACCTTTTTGTGTTCTTCCTAGCACTTTACTAAGGAGTCTGAAAAACCATGGATATTGAATTGCTTGGGCGTGGAAAAGTCACCTTGATTGACCACATGGGAGATGATCTCACTGTTGTCAATGCAGCAAGAGTGTCTTTCAAAAAGGAGAAATTTAGTTTTGATAGTTCAGATGAGAAGTTGATTTCATATCTTGCAAGACACTATCACTGGACTCCCTTTGCCCATCCTCAGATCTCTTTGAGGATCAAGGCACCTATCTCCATCAGAACCCAGTTCTTCAAGCATAAGCAAGGCTTTGTAGAGAATGAAGTTAGTGGTAGATATGTGGAACTCGGTTTTCCAGAATTCTACCATCCCAAGTGGCGAGGCAAGCCAACCAACAGCAAGCAAGGCTCATCCAATTTTATTGAATGGGATCTTGAATCAGATGCGGAAGATCCTGTCAAGTCCATGGATGCAGCATACAGATTTGCAACTGACTGTGCATTCAGGTCTTACAGGAAACTTCTTGATTCTGGTGTTGCACCAGAGCAGGCTCGTTTTGTCCTCCCCCAAGGTACGTTCACTGAGTGGATCTGGACTGGCAGTCTTGCTGCTTATGCTAGATTCTACAATCAAAGAATTCATCCTCATGCACAATGGGAAATCCAACAGTATGCCTCTGCAATCGGAGTCATCATGAAGGAATTGTTTCCTGTGTGTTGGGAATATCTTACTGATAATTATCAGGAACATTAATGCTTTGGGACAAACTAAGTTCAGAAGAAAAGAAACAAAAGACAGACCAGCAACTCCTGTGGGAAGAGGATCTTCTAACCGCAGGAATTGAAAGGTATTGGAGAGAGTGGGATAGAGTGAAGGATGAAGGCAAACCTGAGCAGTTGCTTCTTGAGTCTGCTGTCATCCACCTCACTCCATTCTATCAACAATGGATAGACAAGGTATGTAGTGGTCCAAAGAATCCCGAGTGGCTTCCTCCTTTGTTGTCTATTGGTGCTGCAAAGATGGCTGACATCACTGTAAGAGCAGTGATTGAATTGTTTCTAAGCAGAACCAACATGACAAACATTGACTTTGTTCATGGTGTACCTTTGTCTGCACCCAGCGCACAAACAATTGCCAAGTTGGTTGCAGATAATGTAATCAATATTGTCTCATACCAAAGAGCCAAGAAGAAATTCAAGGACGATTGGCTGAGACAATCCAAGTTCATCAAGAACTGGACACCCAAGAGGGCCAGGGCCTTCACTAAGAAAATGGGAATGGTATATAAATACACTCCCAAACAGAAGGAAGACTTTGGTCACAACATGCTACGCATTGCATTGTCTTCCGACATCTTGGAAGGCAAGGTTGTCTGGACCGGACGACGCAAGAAGTCTCTTCTTGTTTCATTTGCTCCAGATGTACTCAAGGAACTAGGCAATAGGCATCAGATGCTTGAGACTGGAAGCATGGTCTACAGACCAATGCTTTGCCCTCCTGCATTGCATACCAAGGACAAGGATGGTGGTTTCTTGAATCCTTGGATCAGAAAGAAGATGATCAAGAGATATCATCCCATTGGCTGTGATCCAAGAGACTACAAGTCCAAGCCTTCTGATATGGTTATTGATGGCATCAATGCCTTGATGATGACTGAATGGTCCATCAACAAGAAAGTATTTGAAGTCATGTCCACCATGTTCAAGTTTGACTACAAGATTGCAAACCTTCCTGCCTACACGCAGAAAGACTTTGCATTCTCTCGTCCTTACCCAGAAGATGGCACAAAAAGAGAAAAGGCATTGTGGATGTCGGAATCCACTGAAGCATGGGGTGAGTGGTACAAGGAGGAACAGGCACGCAGCAGAATGATTGTGCGTCTGTCTCTTGCTCGGACACTTCTTCTCAATGACTTCTTCTACATGCCTTACACCTTGGACTTCAGAGGCAGAGCATACACCGTATGTGAACTTCTGTCATGCCAAGGCATCGACTTTGATCGTGCATTGATCCACTTCGCAGAACCAATCCAGCAGACGGAGAAGGGACTGTGGTGGCTCAAGGTTCATACCGCCAACCTGTTCGACAAGGACAAGTTGACCTATGAAGAAAGAGTCAGGTGGGTTGATGACAATATGGACATGATCAAATCCATTGCAGAAGATCCACTCAATAATCAAGAATGGGTATCCAATGCAAAGAAGAAGAACCCATCATTTCAAAGACTTGCTGCTTGTTTTGAGTTGTGTCGAACCGATGGCATGACTCAGTTGCCTGTTCAAAAGGATGGTGCAAACAATGGTGTGCAGCACTGGGCTGCAATCATGCGAGACAAGAAGTTGGCTAAGTTAACCAATGTCTTGCCAAGTGACAAGCCTCAAGATCTGTATCAACATGTGGCAGACAAGACTTATGAAATCATCTCCAACAACATTGATGATGTTGAATGGTATGATAAATTCAAAGAGTATTGGCATGATGAACTTCCAAGATCTGTCGCAAAGAGAAGCACCATGTGTGACTCCTATGGTCTAACCTTCTACGGCATACAAAAGTATGTCAAAGAAGAAGGTCATGTTGATTGGGTTCCAAAGGAAGAGCGAGGTAGTGCAATAGTTGAGTTGTCCCGTGCTTTGCAAAGTGGATTGCAAGGTACAATGGAAGAACCCAACAAGGGCAAAGACTACTTGAGAGAAGTTGCTCGTTTAATCAACGCAACAAACAAACCATTGCTTTGGGAAACAAGCAGTGGCTTTGTTGTTCAGCATGTGTACAATCAAATCATTGAACGTATCTCTTATGCTGAGTTGTTCAACAAGCAACAACTTGTGTTCTCCACATTGAGCAAGGATCTCGATGGAGATGCACAGTATCTTGCCATATCTCCCAACTTCATTCATAGTTGGGACGCAGCCCATATGTTCATGACCATACATGAGATGTGGCTGCAAGGTATCAAGGCATTTAGTTTTGTTCATGATTCATATGGTACCTATGGTCCATATGTGGACATCATGGATAAGATTCTGAAAGAATCGTTTGTAAAGATTCACACAGACAATCCCTTGAAACAATTCAAATCATATGTCGAAAAGAAATATGAAATCAGATTACCTGACATCCCGGAGAGAAAAGATGACTTTGACATCAATGAAGTCCTTGAATCACAATACTTCTTCAGTTAAATATTTAAAACCAATTATATATTTTTCTTGGGTTGATGCTCAAACAATTGGAGGTTCAGAATGGATGGAGATGTCAGACACAAAGAAGTACAGCAAGACTCAATTGCCTGTCATGTACACAGTTGGTTTTTTAATCCATGAAGATGCCAATCAATATGTGGTTGCATCAACTGTTGGCCCAGCCGAAACCAGTCAGATCCACAAGATTCCCAAGTGCATGGTCTTACATCAGCAGATTCTCTTAGACAGAATTAAAAATGACTAAGCAAGATATCGTATGGACAAACAGGGAATTCTCAGATGGTAGGTCACTTGTTTTCATTGTCGGTCAACAGGGAGTTTATGATCTTGATTCAGATGCTCTTGGTAAAATAATAAAGAACAATATTATTCTCCATGAAAGCATTCTCAAACAATGGAATAAACTCAATGATCTAAGAAACGAGGTGCTTGATGGCTGAAGACAAGAGCATCCGAAGAAAAGATCAAAGATCTTGGGACAGTGACAAGTACTTCAAAAAAAGAAAGGAAAAGAAACGTGACAAAGAACGCAGAAGAAGGCGTAAAGCCAAGTCTGAATAATCTTCAACAAGATCATATCAACAAATTAATTGATGTGTATAAGCCCATCGAAGCGTATGTTGAGGAATGGGTTCATGTTGCAGATGAAGAAGGTCAGTTTGTTTCTGCACATCCTGTGCCTAATACAAGAAAGCGTGTGGATCTCCCATCTCTAGCCGAGCAATGGCGAAGAGATGCTGAAGCACGGTGGAAGAAGAGATGAGTAGTGTACTAGTTGTTGGTGATCTTCATGCACCAGCAACCCATGACAAATATCTTTCTTTCTGCAAGAAGATAACAAAGAAATACAATACAAACAAGACTGTATTCATTGGCGACATCGTTGATCATGAAGCAATCTCTCGCCACGAAAAGAATCCAGATCTACCTTCGGCTTATAGTGAATACTTGATTGCACAGAAGCAAGTCAATCAATGGTATCGGGCATTCCCCAATGCTGTTGTTTGTATTGGCAATCATGACGAGCGTGTGATGCGTCGAGCCAAGTCAGAAGGTATTCCCAGTTTGTATTTGAAGCCTTATAACGACGTATATGGAACAAGAGGATGGACATGGGCATACGACCATGTTGTAGATGGAATCCTATACACACACGGAACCAATTGGAGTGGCAAGACCCCAGCATTCAATGCTGCCTGTTATCTAAGACGAAGCGTCGTCTGTGGTCACTTGCATTCAGTTGCTTCAATCTCTCATCATAACAATGGAACTGACACCGTCTTTGGTATGAATGTGGGATGTGGTGTGGATGCGGAACATCTTGCCATGCTCTATGGTAGATATTCATTAAAGAAACCATTCCTTTCATGTGGTGTCGTGAAGGATGGTCATCCCTACTTGGAGGTCATGTGACTGAAGAACAAAAGACTGAACAACCCAAACAATCGTATCCCCCTATGGTTGCAACCAATGCTGTATTACAGTATTTAAGGGAGATTTTTATGGCTCTGGACAACATCAGTTTCCAGATCCGCACTACCATGAACAACATTGTTGAAACAAACAAGAATGATGTTCAGAATTTCGTCATGAAGAACCCGAAAGAAGAAGGTGCTTCAGACCCAGTTATCGAAGGAGTAGAATCTGATGACGAAAAGTAATTATGGCAACAGCATTGTTGTCGGACCCGCAGAAGTGCGATGGTCCCATCTCATGTCCCCGGATGACAAGTTTGGCAACCCCAATCACTCTGTCACTCTAATTATTGATGATGAGATTAACAAGCAGTTAGAGGCTGCTGCAAAGGAACTTGGTGGCAAGAAGATCAATGGTCTCAAGAATGATCCTGAGACTGGGAATCGTCTTGTCCGGTTCAAGAATGTGCTTCAGGCACGCAAGGGAGTCAAGGCATTCCCTGTGCTTGACAGCAATGACCAACCCACTGAAACCATTCCATTTGGTTCAGATGTGGTTAGAGTCAAGGTTACTCCAGCACTCATTGCCAGAGACAACTCGGTCTCCTTTTACATGGAAAAGATCCAGTTGATCAAGCGTAACTACGAGCCGGGTTCCGGTGGTGGTTCCGGCATGGGTACTGTTGATGGGGGCTTCGTTGGAGCCGGTGCTGCCGAATCCAGCGATGACATTCCCTTCTAATGATTGAACTCACCTTTCCGGTGAGTCCAGTTGCCGCTTCTAGGCCTCGTGTTGGTAGGCATGGTTCCTACTACACGGGTGCCTACAAGCGGTTCAGGGAAGAAGGATCAAAGGTTGTCTCTGAAATGCTCAAAGGATTCACTCCTTTTGATGATGTATTGATGGTCGATATCAAATGCTATTGTAAGAGACCAAAGACAACCAAGTTGCCATTCCCAAAGTCTGATGTCGATAACCTAGCTAAAGCCGTTATGGATTTAATGAACAAGAAACTGTGGATTGACGACTCCCAAATCATTGGCTTGTATGTCAGCAAGAATTGGGCAGAGCCTGATCAAGATGGTTACTTCACAGTTGCAATGGAAAAGGCATGAACATAGATGCTCTGGAAAATCTCGCATTGAAACAACTCCCTTTGCTTAAGGGAAGAAAGTTTAAGCATGTGTCTATCATACTGCACAAGTCAAGACCTGTTGCAGTTGGTATCAACAAACGTAAGACTCATCCCCTTGCTGCTTCATACAAATATAGATTTGATGAAGTTCATTCGGAGTTGGATGCTTGGATCAAAGTAAAAGACAAGTGCAGGAAATATACACTAGTCAATTTTAGATTTGGTTATCTCAATCAATGGAGAATGTCCAGACCATGTTGTCTGTGCATGAATTGGTGCAAAGAAATATTTAATGAAATCTACTACACCACCCGTCATGGGATGGTAAGGGAAGTCTAGCAATAGGCTTCCCTATTTTTTTCCAAAGGAAACAAACATGCATTACAATCCAGTGTATACCGTTGAAAGAACTTTTGAGTTTGAAGTGGTTGACAACAACATCACATATCATGTCAGCGCAGAAGTTGAAGTGTATTGGATGGAAGATGACACCACTGTTGGTGGTAACTTCGGAACAAGATGGTGCGTTGAAGGCTATCATTTCCACGAGGCGAGAGTGTTTGGGCGAGACGTGGTCCTCGACGACGCGGAGCCCCACCTTCGCCTCCGGGCCGAAGCCACCATGTTTGGTGACGAAGATGACTTCTTTGTTGTCTATAACAATGACAGAAATAATAAGAATGAATTTATGAAGAACATGTGGGTTGAGATCGACAATGCCATTTCGCTTGAAGTGGAAAACTCCGATCCACCCAGCATCATGGAGGTTCTAGATGAAGCACATTTATATTGAAAGAATTTATTTCATAACCAATTGGATTGCTTTCTTTCTCGGTATGATTGGCTTTGGTGCTGCTGCCGTGTCTGATTCCGTATCCCTTTGGATTCCTTTCTTGATTCTAATCACACCAACCTCAATCTTTATTGTTGTTTCTGTGGTTGCACTTGCTTGGTCATTTATTCTGACAAGGGAGACTAATGAGTTTAGAAGCAACAGATAGCAAAGTTGTAGAGAGACAGTCATGCCCCAAGTGTATATCAAATGGTGGTGACACATCTGGTGATAATCTAGCCATCTATGATGACAACCACAAGTATTGCTTTGCTTGTGGCTATTATGAGAAAGGGGACAAGAAGTACATGACGGAAGTGAGAGATGAAAACATTGTAAGAGACTTCAATCCAATTGCTGGCGACATTGAAATGCTTCCCCATCGCCGCATCAATGCCGACACCTGTAGGAAGTTCAGGTATCAGACGTGCAACACAATGGATCGTCACGTCGAGATCGAGAACTATTATAGTTCCGATGGTATGTTGCAAGCACAAAAGATTCGCAACATCCAGAACAAGGACTTCAAGTGGATTGGCAACACCAAGCAACTACAGATGTTTGGTCAGCATGTATGGGAACGTGGTGGTCCACGCATTCTCATCACAGAAGGTGCCATTGATTGCCTAAGCATGTCTCAATTGTTCGACAACAAGTATCCTGTAGTCTCCATTCCAACCGGAGTACAGGGTGCAGCACGAAGCATCAAGGACAACTATGAGTTCCTTGCATCATTCGATACCATCGTTATCTGTTTCGATATGGATGATCCGGGTCGCAAGGCTGCAAAGGAAGTTGCAGAGATCCTCCCTCCGGGCAAGGTCAAGATCATGGACCTGCCCCGCAAGGATCCCAATGAGATGCTGGTTGCTGGAGAAGGCAAGCAACTGCTCCAAGCCTATTGGAATGCCAAGACCCACAGTCCTGACAGCATTCTGCATGTGTCTCAGGTCACTGGTGAAAACAACAACCCATCAATCCTGTATGAGTTCCCTTGGGAAAACCTAACCAACTTCATGGTTGGTCAAGACAGTGGAAGATTGTATCTATGGACTTCTGCCACTGGTCATGGCAAATCCTCAATCATCAAGGAGATCTTGATTCATCACCTTGAACAAGGCAATCCCACTGGTTGCATCTTCTTGGAGGAATCTCCAGAGTCTACTGTTGATGATCTCATCTCGCTCAAACTAGGCAAGCATGTGCGTAAGATCATGGGTCAACGACAACTCAATGATCTTAGAAAGAAGTTCAACAGAAGTGAAGTCGATCTTGGTGTTGCAGACAACCTATCCGATGAGGAGTATGGTGCTGCCCGCAGAGAGATTGGCGACTATCCGTTGTACATCTATGATCACATCGGCAACTCAAACATCGACAATGTAATGTCTCGTCTTGAGTACATGGCTGTTGCACTTGGTTGCAAGGTTCTTGTTGTTGATCACATCACCCTGCTTGGCAACATGCTTCTCAGTCAGCAAGACAATTATGGCAACTCTGAAAGGTTGATCCTTGATGATGTCATGAAGCAACTAAGAGCATTGGTTGAACGTACTGGTGTTATTGTTCATGTCGTATCACACATCAAGAAAACTGACAAGAACGTAGATGAAGGTGATAGGATCTCACTTAGCGATCTTCGTGGTTCTGGTTCGCTTGCTCAGATTGCAGACTATGTGTTTGCACTTGAAAGAAACAGGCAACATCCAGATCCAAACATCTCAAACACAACTTGCATTCGTGTTCTCAAGAATCGCAAGACTGGTGCCTGTGGCATTGGTTGTGCCCTGTACTACAACAAGGACACAAGTAGATTGCAAGAGGTGGAGTTTACCGTAACCCCAGACGGAGAGATTCTATACAATTATGGAAGTATTGGCATTTGACATTGAAGGTAATGGTCTGAATGAAGTAACAATTAATAGAAAAGGGGAATGCATTCCAGAGGCTACTCGCATCTGGTGTGCTGCAACTTGTAATGTCGAGACTGGTGAGTGCAAGTCCTATACCGAAGATCAACTTGAAGAATTCATCAAGGCTCTTGAGTCTGCTGATCTTGTTGTTGGTCACAACATCTTTGGTTATGACTTGCCATTGCTAAATAGACTTGTAAGAAAAGTTAATTACAAGAAAGTGTATGACACTTTGGTTGTGTCTCGTTTGATCTGGCCTGACAAGCCCATGCTTCCGGGTCAATCCCACTCACTCAAGTCATGGGGTCTCCTGCTTGGAGATCAGAAGACAGAGTACACTGGTGGGTTTGATGCATTCTGCCAAGACATGTTGGACTACTGCGTTCAAGATACCGTGGTCACTGCAAAGATCTACAAGTATCAGCAAGAGTTCAGAGAGAAGAATGAAAAAGCAATAGCCATGGAAATGAATGTTGCTAAGATCATCTCTAGTCAGGTGGAAAATGGTTTTGGTTTTGATCTTGTACAAGCAGAGGAAAATGAAAAGCAACTCATGCTTGACAAGGCTGAGATCGAAGATCAAATGCAAAAGATCTTTCCAGATAAAATAGAAGAAAGGTGGTCAGACAAGACTGGTAAGAGACTCAAGGACAAGATCACCGTATTCAATCCGGGTTCTCGTCAACAGATTGCAGAGCGTCTCAATGAGAAGTATGGTTGGAATCCTCCAACAACCGACAAGGGAAACCCAAAGGTTGATAGATCCGTGCTTGCCAAGTTGGAATACCCCGAGGCAAAGATACTGGTCAAATACTTTGATGAGACCAAGTTGTTATCTCAGATCTCAGACTGGATCCTTCGTGCCAAGTGCAGCCGTGACAACAGGCTTCATGGTAATATAAATATCCTAGGCACTGTCACTGGTCGCATGACATCCAACAACCCCAACATGCAGCAAGTCAGCAGCGACAAGAGAGCAAGGTCTCTATTCGTCCCTCGCAAGGGATGGGTTCTTGTTGGTGCCGACTTGTCTGGTTTGGAGTTGAGAATGCTTGCACACTATCTTCACAAGTATGATGACGGTGCATATGCAAAGCAGATTCTTGAAGGTGATATTCATACTCACAATCAAAATGCAATGGGTCTTGACTCACGCAGCAAATCAAAGAGTGCCATCTATTGTTTCTTGTATGGTGGTGGTGATGCAAAGTTTGGTAGTGTCATTGGCTCCTCTGCTCGTCAAGCAAGAGATACCAAGAACCAACTACTCAAGAACATTCCGGGTCTTCGCAGAGTCATCAAGGATTGTGAGTTCTCAACTCATGCCCATGGTTGCGTAAGACCATTCAACTGGCGGGATATTCCAGTCAGGTCTGCACACGCTGCCCTCAATACATTGCTGCAATCTTCTGGTGCCCACATTGCCAAGGTATGGGCATGTTATTGTGATATGTATCTCAATAGAATGTTTCCAAATCAATGGCGATGGGTTGCCAATGTCCATGACGAAATTCAAATCGAATGCTCACCTGACATCGCTCATGATCTTGGTCGCGAAGTATGCACCTGTGCCTTGCGTGCTGGTGATTACTTTGGTTGCAAGATTAAAACCGATGCAGAGTATCGCGTCGGTAGTAACTGGTCTGAAACACATTGATTATACTTGTTGGTAAGTGTAGTATATTTAATCCATAGGAGAACTTATGAAATTCATTCAACTGTGTGGTGCAGGAAGAGCAGGCAAATCCACCGTTGCTAGCATCATTCATGATGTAGCCATGGAGAATGGATATATCCCCATCATTCTTCCGTTTGCCAAAGCACTGAAAAAAGAGGCAAAGGAAAAAGGAATCACCAAAGATGAAAGCCCTGAAGAGTATCGTCGTTATTGCCAGAGACTTGGTGCCCAAAGGCGAAAGGAAAATCCTGATTACTGGGTAAACAAGGTCAAGGAAGAAGTCAATATGCTTATTGAAGTTGAGACTTTCCTCAAGTCAAGGAATGAAGACAGGTTTGAACACCTCATTATTCAAGACGATGTTCGTTACATGAATGAGATTGCATTCGGTCGTGAAGTAGATGCATATCAAATCTTCATTACTACAGGCAAGAGAACTCTTCCTGAAATGTTTGAGGAATGGAGACTTCATGAGTCTGAAACTCTTGCTGTCAACGTCGAAGCAGGCAACTCAGACTACACGGATCTATTCCATGAGTACCTTGTCAACCGACAGCCTATTCCTGAACTTGTTGAATATGTCAGATCAAACTTCTTCAAGTGGTTGACTGAAGACAATCCATCCAATGATCCAACAAACATCAAGTACAGAAAAGGTGAAATGGGCAACGAGGCATTCCTCAAATTGCTCATGCTCAAGGATGAAATCGACCAGATTGACGACATCCTTAACTTGATAGAAGATGAAATGGAAGACAATGAATAAACCAACTACTGCAATCATTGATGGCGACATCATTGCNTATCGTTCTGCATTCTGGGCAGATGGCGAAGGCGTTGACGAGTTGCCGGGTCGCATTGCAACAGACATCAAGGCATGGACTCCAGAAGGCGTGGATAGAATCATCATTGCCATGTCCTGCCCAAGAGAAGTAAACTTCCGTCGTGAGTTGTGGCCGTTGTACAAGCAGCACCGTGAAGGAGCCAAGTCTCCAGACTGCATGGAGTATGCAATCGAGTTGCTATGGGAACATCATCCAGTAGAGATGAAATCAACATCCACCACCTGCGTCAATAGACTGGAGGCTGACGACCTCATTGGCATCATGGTATCATCTGGCAAGGCAATTGGTGTGACTGTTGACAAGGATCTCCGTCAGGTTCCGGGCTGGCACTGGAATCCAGACAAGGAGAATGAGCCTGTGTTTGTGTCTGAAGAGGCTGGCAACAGATTCTTCTACAAGCAATGGATCACTGGTGATTCCACCGACAATGTGTGGGGTCTATGGAAGGTTGGTCCTGCCAAGGCTGACAAGATCCTAGACAACAACCCCCCAGAAGATTGGGAAAGTGTCATCATGGATTTTTACCTTAATGAAGACTGGGACCGTCGCCCTGAGAACAAGCGTCCTGATATGTCCAAGGAGGAGTTTGCAATCTCTCAGGCCGTCTGTGTTCACATTTTACAGCAAGGGGAATACGACAAAGCAGAGCAAGCCATTACCCTTTGGAGTCCAAAAACCAAGCATATAGCAGAAGGAGAAATCGCAGAATGAATATAACCGTTACAGATAAGGAATTTGTGCCCACTAGGGGAACCTCAAGTGCTGCTGGATTGGATCTATATGTCCTTCAAAACACCTTTATCCTAGCAGGAACCACATCTATGGTGGATACTGGGGTAAGTGTAGAGATTCCAGAGAATCACTTTGGTCTCTTGTGCTTAAGGTCCAGCATGGGCAAGAAAAACCTTACTTTGGCAAATACAATTGGCATCATTGACAGTGATTATAGAGGTAATATTATCATCAATGTCAAGAACAATGACAAAAGGTACAGTGTAACCTTGAATCGTGGGGATAGGGTAGCACAATTAATAATTGTTCCGTATATCTCACCTGAAATCAAGGTTGTAGAAGAGTTGAGCGAGACTGTACGGGGAAATGGTGGTTTTGGGTCAACCGGAGAGTAACATAAATGTGTGTTCATCACTGGTTCAGCAGGCTTTCTTATGGCCGCCCACTAGTTCAGACGGAGAGTAACATAAATGTCCAAATTATTTGAAGATTTTGTCGCAATTTCAAGATATTGCAGGTGGATTCCTGAAAAAAGTAAAAGAGAAACTTGGGATGAAGCGGTTGACCGATACATCAACTATCTCATTGAGCGGTTTTCAATCTCAACTAATGATCGTCTTGAAGATATGGAAACATGTCGAAAGGCAATGAAGAAAAGAGAGATCTTTGGTTCCATGCGTGCCCTTATGACTGCTGGTCCAGCACTTGATGTCGATGATGTTGCAGCATACAACTGCTCTTATGTTGCTATCGAAAGACCATCAGACTTTAGAAACATTATGTATATTCTAATGTGTGGTACTGGTGTTGGGTTCTCCTGTGAGTCTCAGTTTGTCAACAAGTTGCCAGAGGTTCCTTCTGAAATCAGGAAGGCTGAAGACAATATTGTTGTTGAAGATTCACGGGCTGGCTGGGCTGACGCCTTCCATAAACTAATCCACAACCTGTATTCAGGGCATCATCCATTCATTGATCTCAGCAAGATTCGTCCTGCTGGTGCCCGCCTCAAAACATTTGGTGGCAGAGCCAGTGGTCCAGAACCGTTTGAAAGGTTGATTAGATTCACAACAAACATGTTCTACAAAGCCAAGGGCAGGAAACTCAAGCCAATCGAGGTTCATGATCTCGTCTGTCAGATTGCAGAGATTGTGATTTGCGGTGGTGTCCGTAGATCCGCCCTGATTTCCCTGTCCGACTTGGGCGACCGAGAGATAGCCATGTGCAAGTCTGGTGCATGGTGGGATTCAGCAGGTCATCGTAGCCTCGCCAACAACAGTGCAGTCTATGAGTCCAAGCCCTCGTTCAGCGAGTATCTCCAAGAGTGGAGTTCATTATATGATTCTCATTCTGGTGAGCGGGGCATTTGCAATCGCAAGGCAATGGAAACAATTGCTCGCAAGGCTGGTCGTAGAGTGGAAGGTCACAAGTTTGGGACCAATCCATGTTCAGAGATCATCCTTAGATCCAAGCAGTTCTGCAACTTGTCAACTGTTGTGGCAAGGAGTTATGATAATAAAGAAACAATCAAGGAAAAGATTCGGTTGGCTACCATTCTAGGTACGCTCCAGAGTGGTCTTACTGATTTCAAGTTCTTTGAAGAACGTGGTGACTACACGTTCAGAGACAATTGTATGGAAGAAAGACTACTTGGTGTATCCATTACCGGCATCATGGATGCCAAGGAACTATGGTTCCGTGGTAGTGATGGTGAGAAAGGCATCTTGTCTGAACTTAGGCAATACACTCATGATGTAAACAAGGATTGGGCTGAGTATCTTTGCATCAATCCAAGTGCCAGCATTACCTGTGTCAAGCCAGAAGGAACGACATCATGCGTGGCTGGTTCGGCTTCTGGCATGCATCCAAGATATTCTGAGTACTACATCAGAAGAGTAAGACTTGATATCAAGGATCCAATTGGCAAGTTGATGAAGGATCATGGCGTTCCGTGTGAGCCATGTGTCATGCGTCCAGAGAATACTTTGGTATTCTCATTCCCAATTGCATCTCCCGAGTCTTCAATCACACAAGATAATTTAAAAGCAATGAATCATCTTGAGTGGTGGAAGTTCTTCCAAGAACATTATTGTGATCATAAACCAAGCATCACTGTGTCATATACAGATGACGACTTCTTAGAAGTTGGTCAATGGGTATGGAAGAATTGGGAATTGGTTTCTGGCATTTCATTCCTTCCCAGTCAGGATCATGTCTATAGACAAGCCCCATTCGAGGCAATTGATTTAGACACCTACAACAAGATGGTAAGTGAGATGCCTGTAGAAATTGATTGGGAATTGTTGTCACAATATGAATTAGAAGATGAGACAAAACACAATCACACTTTGTCATGCAGTTCATCTGGATGCGAAGTAACATAAGGAGAAAGAACATGAGTTTTTACTCTGTAAAAAGCGAATACGATCTCGACCTTGCCGTTGATGAATGTGTAAAACTCATGTCTATCAAACATTCCAGAGTCAAAATTGGGTTCAACAACATGGGCATGGTTAAGATATTCATGCACAATTTGGGAGAGAAAGTCAATGAAAAAGACATTGACCCAAGTGAAATGGACTTTCATGTTGATGTTCTTGTTGGTGAACCAAATCCAGAAGACAATGATGAGGAAGTTGAGCATGAATAGAGGCATTACAGATGCAGTCAGTAGTGCAATTAGAATGGCTGCAATCAAGTATAGAGTCGAAAGAGGACTGATTGATCGCAATTCAGATTTGTATTTTTTATATAACATGTATACGGAAGTAAGCAATGGAGCCAACACAGAACCTGTTCATCAGTCAGGAACTGATGGACGCACTGAGGAAAGCAATCGGGACAATAACGCCGAACGACCTAAGAAAAGGGGAGTTCGAAAGAGGCGTACTGTTCGGACAAGAGCAAGTGTTAAAAAAGATTCAACATTGGAAGGAGGTGTTTGATGGGCGGCAAAGGAAGTAGCGGACCGAGCGCACAAGAAATGATGCAAATGCAAAGACAACTTCAACAAGAAGCATTTACAATGCAACAGCAAGCATCTCTTGAACAAGAAGAAAGGGCTGCGGCTCGTAGAGAAGCAGAGCGTGTTGCTGAGTTGGAAAGAAGACGAGAAGCAGAACTTGAAAGAGCAAGACTAGAAGCAGCAGAAGAGAAGAGAGAGGATATTATTATGGCTGAGGCTGAAGGAATGTCAGCAGCAGACATGGAGAAATATGGCAATGTCAATTTGGATTCTCCACAAATTGAACAGCCAGATTACGCACCAAGAACAGAACTGGAGTAACAAATGAGCAAGGTTCCTGAAAAAAACATCAAAGAAAGATGGGAAGCACTGGACAGGAAAAGAGAATTGTATCTGGAGAGGGCAAGAGCCTGCTCTGCCATTACAATTCCAACACTGCTTCCACCAAAGAATCATTCTGAACAGGAACCAATGTTTCAGCAATACTCAAGCATTGCTTCAAGAGGTGTCACAAGTCTTGCATCTAAAATCTTAAGTGTTCTTATCCCACTTAACGATACTCCATTCTTCAAACTTGGTTTTAAAAATGGTAGAGATGCAGAGTTAAATATAAGAGAATACCTTGAGGTATTGTCGCAACAGATATACAACAAACTATTAACCAAAAACATGAGGGATGCAATCTATCTTGCACTACAGCATCTCATTGTAACTGGAAACTCATTGATCATCATGGATAATGACTATTCATTCCGAGTCATTCCTCTTGATCAGTTTGTTGTTAGAAGAACTGTGCAAGGTGATATCAAAGAACTTATCTATGTTGAATATCTAAGCAAACCAAATGATGAAAAGGTTGATGAGTCTAGATACTTCCAACATGGAGAGAATGATCAGACTGGATTTGATTCAGTTTACATTCGGATCATCAAGGATGATGAAGGTAAATGGTTTATGGAAAAAGAACTCAATGAGGAGATCATTGAATCAGGTTACTTTGAAGTAAGCCCCTTCATCATCCTTAGATGGACCGGAGTAGCCAATGAAGATTATGGCAGATCACATGTTGAGGATATCTATGGTGACATTGTAACTCTTGAATCTTATTCAAGGTCAATGATTCAGGGCATGGCGGCGGCTTCCACATTCTTCATGGGTGTGGATCCCGCTGGTCTTACGGAACTCAATGACTTGTCAAGGGCAAGCAATGGTGATTGGGTGCCAGCAAGAAAGGATGATGTATATGTCATCTCACCATCATCAACCATGAATCCACAGGTTCAAATCTCTCAATCATCGGTTGAGATCATGCGTAGGGAAGTTGGAAATGGTTTCCTACTTCAGTCTGCTGCAATGCCAACTGGTGATAGAGTCACAGCCACAGCAATAAGAGCGGTGGGCAATGAACTTGAAACAATTCTGGGTGGTACATTCTCTGCCATTGCAAGAGAACTTATGGAGCCACTTGTTAGAAGAACCATTCTATTGATGATTAATAACAATGAAATAGACATGGGAATGAAAGAACAGTTTGATGAAGAAAGTGGTCTATTGGCAATTGAAATAACCACTGGTCTTCAAGCCCTGTCAAGAGACAGCGACCTTACCAGACTCATGCAACTTGGTGAGATGGCACGAAACCTACCTGAGTTTGCAAACAAATTGTTCAAGTGGGATGAGTATGGTCGTGCCCTTGTTCTTGCTCTTGGGTTTGATCCCAAGTTGTGGGTCAAAAGTGAAGATGAAATTAGACAGCAAGAAGAAGCCATGGCTAAGGCTCAACAGAATGTACAGATGCAGCAGATCTTGGCAAGTAATGTGGCTGGTGTTGCTGCGAATGCAGCCAATCGGGATATTGAGCAGACCGGAGGTCAGAATATTCCTCCCGAAGCAATAGATCAAGCAATGCAAATGTTTGGATTAGGAGGACAACAATGACTGTAGTAAACGGATGGACTGTATTATCCCCTTCTTCTGATAGCAGATTAATTTATGTATCTAACACAGGCAATGATACCAATGCTGCTGCTGTATACGGTCGTGGCTACTACCTGCCTAGCGATCCCGAAATCGGACCCGATCCGATGAACCCGGTCGGTCCGATCCGGGCCTTTGCAGATGCCTTCGAGGCGTCCAAGTACGTCCGGGCGTCGCAATACAGCGGCGACCGGCCGGATGGGTTCCCAAACTACGACAACAGCCTCCCTCGAACCACCGGATATCCCGACTGGATGTTGTTCCGGCGTGGGCAGTCGTTCATGACGGTCAAGGAATACGTCAATCCCTACACGAACGCCCCAGCCACGATCGAACTGGGACAGTTCATCGGGGCGTGGAACCAACACAAGGGTCTGCTCCATGGGCACGGTGCCGAGGAGAACTTCACCGGCGGACCCCGAGGCCGCAGCGAGTCCGAACCGATGGTCGTCACCTCGTGGGGGCCGTTGTCCGATCCGCGACCCGTCTTTTCCAATGCCTTCGCGGTCATGGGCAGCCACCGCGTCGTGGCCTCGATCGAGATGCCCGGAATGGGCTTCAAGCAGGTCGGAGAGCTCAGCTGGATCGACACCGATGGCGAGATGACCGGACTGCTTGTCGAGGACTGCAAGTTCGTCAGGGGCATGGGCGGTATCAACACATCGCTCTACAAGAACGCCCGGTTCCGTCGATGCGTGGTCATCGACAGTTTCGATCCCGGCGGCCACAATCAGGGGCTGTTTCTTGCCAGACCCTACAACCGCGCATACGCCAAGGAGATCGGCTGGGATCTCGTCATCGAGGAATGCGTCTTCGACCGCAACGGATACAAGGAAGACCCCAACGAGCCGACGACATGGACTTGGAACATCGGATCCACCGATCCACTTCCAGCAGGTCAAGGCGTGCAACCCAAGCGGACCTACTTCGACCGGAACATGTATCTCTCCTCGTACGCAGATCTGAAGGTTCGAGGCAACGTCGTTGCAAGAGGTGGCGGCGGATCCGATCTTCAGATGCGCGTCGGGGGAGTGTGCGAACGCAATCTGTTCCTGTTTGCGTCCCAAGCATGCGGCTCCGGGCATCCACAGGCCATCAAGACCTACTGGAACGACTTTCTGTTCCGGCACAACGTCATGCTTCACGACGACATGTTCCTTCCACCGGGCGGGTTCGGATCCGGCCTTGGTGNGANNGGTCNGAACAGCAACGTGGTGATCGACGACAACATCGCTGCGCACTTCCACCGATACACCAACTCTGGGGGCTACTTCTCGTCGTTCTCGATGTCTCCGAAGACCAACACCAGCTACGACGGTCCCGGCGCATTGCTTTTCGGCGTGATGACCAACAACGTGGTCGATCACCGATATGGTGCCGACGGCACGAGGTTCTTCGCCTACTACGACACCAGCGACCCTGCCCATGTCGCCGCCCTGAACGTCGGCGGGAATCAGTTCTCGGTGCGCGAGGAGTACGACACCAATCCGAATCCCACGGGGCATCTGCTGTACTTCGATTATCGAGATACGCCGCCTTCGTCGATCGACTGGGGCGACGCGACCGGCAACCTCTACCACTCCGACCGCACGAGCGTCTTCTCAGGCGGAGACTTCGCCACCCATCAGGCGAAGGGGTACGACTCGTCCAGTACGTTCGAGACGAATTTCGCGACGTTTCAGGCGTCTGCGGGTTGGAGCGATCCCGATCGCGACATCGTCTCCTACATGCAATCGGTGGATCCGACCTACCGTCAATGAGGACGTGTACGTCGACGACGGGGCCACCGGTCAGAAGCAGGCGGTGCGTCAGAAGGTCTGGGAGGTGCTGGACGGCGGAAGTGGCGATCCTGCCAAAGAGGCGTGGGCCAAGCTGACGGCTCGTCGATACCACGCCTTCCTGACCTTCATCGAGAAGGCCCGCGCCAACCGCAAGGGTGCGTGGGACTCCCGATGGACCGCGGAAGAGGTAAATAATTACATAAGAGCAGGATTTGGAAAGGCTAGTATTACTGGAGATTATGATACTAGATCTCTTGATGTAAGAATAGCAGAATATGTTACCAATGCTCATGGACCAGTAACAAATCTAGTATTGACTACTCAACCAAGTGCAGGAACTAGTGGAAATCTTTTGGTTACTCAACCAGTTGTTGCTCTTAGGGATGCAGATAACATAACAACAGTCTCTGATAGTACAACTCAAGTATCTGTTGCAATTCAGTCTGGAGCAAATGGAACATTGGGTGGTACAACTACAGTTACTGTGGTAAATGGAGTAGCCACCTTTACAGATCTCACTTTAACTGGAGATGTTGGTGAATCATATGTGCTTAGGTTCTCTATTGCAAGTCCTGCATTACATGTGGATTCAAATCCAATAAGTGTAACATTACCACCGGGTGGTGGCGGTTCGGGTGAAGATCAGGTCCCATCAACTATAGTAATTACAACACAACCAGTACCAAATTATTCGGGACTTGAGTTTGTATCACAACCAGTTTTGGTTATTGAAGATCAAAATGGATCGGTCATAACCACAGATAACACAAGTTCAGTTCGGGTAACACTAAATGGATCTAATGGTTCGCTGCAAGGTACAAGCCAAATTACTGCTGTAAATGGTGTGTATACGTTTACAAACCTTGGTGTAACTGGTGATCCAAATATAACATACTCATTAACTTTTCAATCTAGCGAACAAGGTGTGAATCCTGTTACATCTGATAATTTCAATCTTTTATTTGATGAACCCGCACCAGAAATACCAAGCGCATCACCAATTCCAACTGTAATAAGAAATGATCGTTACATTCCTTATCTCATGTCAATAAACATTGATGGTGATTTTAATAGAGGAGATCTGTTAAGTCTTCGTGTTAACCAAACGCAGTTCATGGGAACTGGTACAAAAGAGTTCATTGTAAATTATAGGAATACCCTTCTTTACAATAGAGAACAAAACTACAATATTCCAGAAGATTGGGATGTGTTTTGGAGCAAGACACTTGGACCTGTAAAAAACCCAAATCAAATTGCTCCATGTTTTGCTTGGTACAAGCCAGAAGAATTCACGGCATCAGATGATGGAGCCACATATACAACACTATCAAACAGTTCTTTATATGCTGCAAATGACCCAGATGATTTCTTTCAAGAAACAACCAGTCAACAAGCAGGAAGAACTGCATATGGTTTGAATGGATTTATTCCTTTGGATTTTGATGGTGTTGATGATGTGTTTGTGAATCCAGAAGATACCGATAGATTCCAACTTCCACTAAATACAGATTTTATTTTTGGATTTGTTGTTGTTCCGGGTGCTTCTACAGGAAACGAACAGGTCATCTTTAGTCAAGGTGGCATTGGTACGGATGGATCATTACAAATTATACTAGATGATTCAAACGGCAATAACAGAATTAAATTTAATACTCAATACGATGGCACACCAGAAACAGTTTTATCAGGAGATGGGGCATATACAGTTGGTAATCCAGTAATTATAATTGTATCGAGAATAGGTGGTATTGTAAAGTTTAGAAGTAATGGAGTGGAACCGGGTTTCCCTCCTCAATATTCCGATATTCCTTACAATACCATCATCACAACTGATGCTGCTTATATTGGATCAGCCTTTGATGCTGACACAGAAACATTGGTTGATTTCTTTTCTGGTGATTTTTATGAATTAGTTTTACTCAAAGAAACACAAGACCAAGCCATTGATCAATTATCATACAGAGAAGAACTTGAAGGCTACTTTGCAGAAAAATATAAAGTAAAGAGTTTGTTGCCATCAGGTCATCCATTTAGTCTCAATCCTCCCCGAGCATCATTAATAAAAGAAGAAGTTTCTCCCGACGAAACACTTCCTCAATATGGTTGTTCAATTACCAGAACCACAGTATCAAATACTCAGTTTGATGATACTTCTCATTCAGGAGAAACAATTGCTGTTGAAACACAATCTGATTGCCAGTGGAGAGCAACAACAAACGACAGTTGGATAACACTGACAAACACATCATATATTGGCAATGGGACAGTTACTTTTGATCTTGCTCAACACAGTGGATCAGAAGATAGAAATGGAACAATAACTATTATAACTGTTACTGGCATCACTGAAACAATTTCAATTACTCAAACTGCTGTTTCTGGACTACAAGCCACCGGCGGAACCGAGACTACGTCCGGCGGTTACAAGTATCACACGTTCACGTCGTCGGGCACCCTGACCGTCAGCAGCGCCGGTGATGTCGAATACCTCATCGTAGCTGGCGGTGGCGGAGGTGGTACGTTTCAGGGTGGTGCAGGTGGCGGCGCTGGTGGAATGCTAAGCGGAACGTCGGCATTGTCGGTGCAGACATATACCATCACGGTTGGGGGTGGTGGTGCGGTTCAACAAAACGGGAACGACTCGGTTGCCTTTGGAGCGACTGCCATCGGGGGCGGCGCCGGTGCGGGTAACCTTAATTCCTATACAGCAGGCAACGATGGCGGCTCTGGGGGCGGCGCACGGGTTGTCCAAACGCCAGGACAAGGCACATCTGGGCAGGGCAACGATGGCGGCAATGGTTCCAATGTGCCCGGCGCTTTTGGCGGTGGCGGTGGTGGAGGTGCTGGTAGTGTTGGCGGGGACGCCACTCAGGCCTCCGGCGGAAACGGTGGCGCTGGTGCGGAGTGGCCGGTGGGCAGCGGCGACTATTACGCAGGCGGCGGCGGTGGCCGCAGCGATGACACAGGCACGCATGGCACTGGCGGCCTTGGCGGCGGCGGTAACGCTTTCCAAAACGGCACCGCAAACACTGGCGGCGGCGGTGGCGGGAACAACCCGGGAGGCTCCGGCATTGTGATTGTCAGGTATCAAATTTAAGGAATAAATTATGATTAAGAAATTTAAATGTAACTGCGGTCACACTACTCGTAAAACAGGATCACATGCTAAAGGAGCAATAAGTGGCAAAAAAGAAATGGATTCAGTCCGCTATAAAAAGACCCGGCGCACTTACAAAAAAAGCAAAGGCAGCCGGTAAATCAATTTCTGGTTATTGTCAATCCAAGGATCTTTCAACTCGCTCAAAGCGTCAATGCAACCTCGCCAAGACGTTGAAGGGTTTTAAAAAGAAAGGAAGGTGATCCATGTCTTTTCATAACATCCATAAGGTTGCACTATCACAAGGAGGCAAACATGCCTATGAAGTCTAAAAAGGAAATGATGAAGGATTACTCACCAATGAAGGGAAAGAAGAAGATGGGTAAGGCTGTTGCTCCAAAGGGCAAGAAGCCTATGATGAAGAAGAAGTATGGATGAAAACTCCACATAACACAAAGAAATACGCAATTGAGAATACCGGGTTAAAGCCCGATAGTTCCAAAGCGACTCGCAAGAAGCGAACAATCGCAAAGGAGATGAAGAAAAATGATAGAAGAAAACAAGCCTGAAGAATCCACAGAGACTCAGGTAGGTAATGATATTGTCATGCCTAAAGAACCAGACGAGGATCCTGTTGTTGCAGGTGAAAGGGCTGCGTTTGTAAGGTATGTCAAGGACCAAGGGGAAAAGATTCCCCAAAATTTTAAAAATGCTGAGGACTGGTTCAACTCTTTGAAGAGTGCCCAGTCACAGTATACCAAGTCTCGGCAAGAGATTGCCGAACTTAAGAAGCAATACAACGAGACAGCGGTTGGAAATCCAAATTATGACCCGCAGGCTCAAGAACAACCTACGCAACAGGAAGAACCTGTTGTTGAGGACATCAGCAATATTCCTGATGAGTTGTCAATTTCAAAACCTAAAGATCCAGAATACGGTAATATCACCGAGCAGGATTGGGCAAGGTGGGGAAGGGAGATTGATAAGAATGGCGACCTTACGGAAGCCACAAGAAAGGAAGTTGCCAAGAGACTCAACGCAGATCCTATTGTAGTCGAGCAAATGGTTCGTGGCAGACAAGCAATGCAGAAGCAAGCATTCGATGAATCTGCCAAGGTTGTTGGCGGTACGGATAATCTAAAAAGGATTTTCAAGTGGGCGGGTGAAAACTTGTCTGCTGCTGAGGTTGAAGCCATGAACAGAGGACTGCAAACCCCTGCCAGTGCCTCTATACTTCTTGGTCTTCAAGCAAGATATCAGCAGGCTCAACCAGCCACTCAGAAATCTCAACCTGAGCCGTCTGTCTCAACCCCAAATGCCGTACCAGCCGGTCAAGTTCCCAAGCCCGGTGTTGAAGCACAAGCATTCAACTCGGAGGCGGAAATGAAAGCAGCAGTTTCAGATCCTCGGTATCGTACCGACCCTGCTTTCCGGCAAGCCGTCGAAAGACGTATGGTGATTACTCACCAACACGGCTACAAGAGGAGATGACCCTAACAATCCCCGTGAGAAGGGACTAGGATAATCTAATCCTTACTGTTTGTTAAGTTTAAAACATAAGGAGATTATCGCAATGGCTGATAATGTTTATAATTACCCATTTTCTAATAGTGCTGGTGAAAACNCTGGCGCACTTCCTACTGGCTGGCTAACTGGTGGTCAGGCTGCTGCCAACACCTCTGCTGGTGCTATTGGTCAATACACAGTTCCACAAGATGGTACTGCTGATTATTGGCTTCCTATTTGGAGTGGTGAAGTTCTCAATGCGTACGATCAGTACAACATCTTTGAGCCACTTGTCACCACTCGGGCTATCACTAGCGGTACCACCATGCGATTCCCAATCACGGGAACCGTTGGCCTCAAGGCACAGTGGAAAGCCGGTGAAGAACTAGAGGGTTCAACTGGAACTACTGATCCTCAGTGGTTCGATATTTCGCTTGATGAGCGTCCCATGGCCTCTCACTTTGAACTTGACGATATTTCGCTCATGCTTACTCAGTGGGAGTATCGTGCAGAACTAGCCCGACAGGCTGGTCTTGCACTAGCCAATGCAAGAGACAAGCAGATTGCTTCTCTCATTGCTCAGGGTGCATTCATGGCAAGCAGAAGTCCTGCCGTCACCAAGGGTGGTAACTTTGGTGGTGCTACTACCGCTACAGATCTTACCAGTGCCTCTTATGACATGCCTGCTGATGCAGCGTTTAACCATCTTGGTCACTCTGCTGCAACTCAGGCTAATCGTGCCACTGCTGCACTCAAACTTCTTGAGTACATCGAGCGTTATATGGTTCGCCTACAAGAGATTGATGCACCAACCAATGGTGTGTATGTTGCTGTCAGCCCCCGTGCTTTCAATGACATCCGTGCCCTAGGTGTTGCTCGTACCAATACTGAAGTTCAGAACATGCAGCCCATGTTTGGTGGCGTTGCTGCTGCTGGCGGTCTTGGTGCCCCATATACTCAGGGTATGAATGCTCTTACCGACACTCTTACCTACATGGGTGCAACCATTGTCAAGACCAATCACCTTCTACAGCAAACTGTAGAGTTGGGCGGTACTGATTATACCGTTGCTGCTGCCTCAACTGCTGGTCAGATTGACACCGAACTAGACAACATTATTGTTGCTCCCGGTGGTGGTACCGTGTTTACTCAGAGTGACCTAGAAGCAGATAAGATCGTTGATCTTGGTGATACCAAGTACAACTTTGACTGGCTTCGTTTCTCAACTGCTGGTACTCTTTCTGGTGGTGTTGGTTTTAGTGCCATGTTCCCAGTCAAGGCTCTTATCTGGCAGCGAG